ATGTTAAATCAGGAAATGAGAACTGTAACAATGAACCGCTCCGATATGCTCCGCGTGGCCCAGGCGCTCACCCATGTGGTGCTGAAATTCCGGGATGAGGTCAGGACCGCTACGACGGAGGATCGCCGGCGGAGCGCCAAGTGCTCTCTGGATATGTGGGAGCGCATCCGCAGCGAGTTCGACCGTCAGATGGATGAGCAGGACCCCGAGGAGTTCCGCCGCAAGTAACCGCACTGCCCACCCCGGAGGTCACGAGGGCAGAAAGGACAGCTGACCTATGGAACGCAACAAGTACGAATTGCTGCACGGAGTTCTCGCTCGCAAATATGTCGACATCCTCCGGGACTTCGAGGAAGCCCGTGATGACCGACGCGTCGCCTGGAACTGCTACCAGCAGATCATCGCCGCCTGCGAAGCCATGCGGGACAGCGGAATGGAAAACAACTTCATCTGCTGTGCGGTCAACAAGAGCATTTGGGAGCAGGAAGCGGAGATTGACGAAATCATCACCCGGTTTACCGGCAAGGTTTACATGGGTGTCAAATGGGTAGACGTTCGGGAAGAGATGAAAGGTGAGAAATTCACCTACGGCTATGTGGACTGCGTAATCGGCATGATGGCCTCGAAAGAGGCGGCCCGGAAACTGCTCCGGGAGCAGCTCTACGATATGCGAAACGAGCTCACCAGGGAGCACTACTTCGATATGTACGAATACATCAGCGCCAGAACGGCCTGACCCATCCATCAAACACAACGCCTGACCTACCGGGCCTACGGGGAGAAAGGAAAATACTATGACTAAGACCGAGTACATGAACACCATCAACGAGAAGCTGACCGCCGCCGAGGGCCTGTGCGCCGATCTGCGGAAGCTCCGGGGCCTCCAGAAGCTGGCCCAGTCCATCGCCGGCTCCGACGCGCTGGTGTCCTTCGACGCCCTGGGCGAGACCATCGCCAACAAGGAGGCCGAGCTGAAGACCGTGCGCGGCGAGCTCCAGAAGGCCCGCCGAATCGTGAAGAAGATGGACGAGATCGAGGCCATCGAGGCCGGCACCGACAAGGCCCCCGCGCCCAAGAAGCAGACCTCGAAGAAGCCCGCGGCCAAGAAGCCCGCAAAGGCCAAGGCCGAGCAGGCCCCCAAGGAGCCCCAAGTCGCCGCCACCCCGGCGGCCTGAAAAGGGGGTGTTGGACATGACCTATCTGAAAATCTTGATGTACGCCCGGGCAGGAATCCAGGCGAAGATCGACGAGTACCGCGGAATGCAGGAAAAGGCCCTGGAGGGGGCCGGATCCCACGCCGGCGCGCAGGTGCTGGCTCGGAAGTGTCAGGACATGATTGACGATCTGGAGGTCGACATGGCCACCATCGACGAGCTCCAGGAGATCCACGACAGGAAGTGAGGCGGGCATGGAGCTGAAAGACTACACCGTGGAATTTTGCCCCTGGTGCTGTGAGGAGGTCGTCATCCACGCCGCCGGCATCACTGCCTACCCGTCCTGTGGGAAGCCTCTGGCCCCCTGCTCTGTCTGCTGTGACACCTACGGCGGGTGCCAGGAGCCGTGCCCCTATGGATGCACCGGCGAAGGGGCGCACGAGCAAAAGCCTGTCACCACTCCGCCCATCACCCAAAAGGAAATCGACTCCGTTATGGCGAACTATTGAACAAGGAGGATTTGCTGTGAATGCCAAGGAATTGATTGAAGCCTTTGCCAAGCGCCAGCGCGAGGGGCGCTACCCCTGCCCCCGGTGCGGCCGCGACGTCATGGACGAGGAGCCGGCGCGGAATGCCATGAGCCGCCGGGCTCACGTCTATGTGTGCGACGAATGCGGAACGGTTGAGGCGTTGGAAGATATGCTCCACTCCGTAAAGCTCCCGCTGGAGGAATGGGCTCTGGTGACAACCCCGATGCGCTGGGATGTATATTCGGAAAAGCTGGTACTTAGGCATATCGGTCGTGACAACTGGAGCAGACCGGTCTATGAGTGCGGCGGCCGCTTGTATGTCGACACAGATCCACGAGCCGACAGAAAGCCGGACATCTTCACGAAGCAGGGTAACGCCTTTGATGGAGAGCCGTGCGATCCGCTTCCAGATGGGATCGAGGTGGAATTCGTCCCGCACCGGGATACCTGGTAACACCCGCCTGATGATGGCCATCTGGGCACTGGCCGAAACGCCCCTCCCCGGGGCGTCGCGGGAACCCGTCGGCACAGGGGAGAATCGCCGCCCCTTTTACATACATAACCTTGAGAACAAAATAGAAGGTATGCGTATGAAGCATTACACGAAAAAGGAGTGGGACAAGATGGTGAAACAGTGCCCAAGCTATTTCGGGAAATGGGAACCAACCCCGTTTAACCTTGGCCGCATAGCGGCCGGAGAATTATCCGCTGAATACATAGGACGCAGAAATATGATGACCTATGAGCCGGAGTCGGGGACGGTTTTACTGACAGAGGGTGTGCATTTCACCATAGAGGAGTGACGGCAATGAGTAGAGACTGGACCCCCGCAGAGCTTCAGGACGTCAGTGCCGCTATGGAGTCCCGGGGTGAAATGGGCTATGAGGAATTCTGCCGACATCTGGAACTTTGCACCAAAAAGGTCGTGGTCGTCCACCTGGACGACGGCGATACCATCACCACCAGAATCCACGGTACTGACGAAGACATCCGTGACTATTACCGGATCGGCTCTATGTTAAATATGGGGGCCGGGTACGACAGGCTAGTGGAGGTCGTGGCGGTGGACATCACTGAGTTTCCTGGAAATGCCTTGTGCGCCCCCGTAAACAAGTTGCAACAGCCGTAAGATGGAGCAGGAGTGTAGATGCCCGCCCGGAAGCAAAGGCGCGATGTAGGGCCTCTCGCGCGCTTTTACCCACAAAACGCAAAAAGCCCCCCTCGCAGGATGCAAAAATCCTGCAAGGGGGGCTTTGTCATGGTGAGAAATCACCCGATCCCGATACTAGCCAGAAGATACCCTATCGCGCCCGTAATGAGAGCCGCCACGACCGTCTCCCACCGCTTGGACGGCTTCTCTTTCAAGGCGTTCAGGTCGGCCGACATTGAGGACAGCCGGTCGATGATATTGCCGTACTGTGTGGTAACCGTGGCCATACCACGTTCCAGCTCACCCAGCCGATCATAGATTTTTTCGCGCGCAAGTGAGCTATGCTGCTTCTGTGCCTCTAACGCCCGCTCCAGTGCCTCCACGCGGGCGATGGACACACAATTTACCCCATTGATAGGGCAATCGTTTTCGGGCATACTCAGCCCTCCCTGTCGTCCTTTGGCTTGTGGTAGGTGAGGGCCTGTGCGCTATCCCCCAGCCCTTTAGTGGTTGGGTCGGTGGTAACACCCACCAGGGCCAGCACGCCAAATACGGCCGTGACCAGGGCAGTGAGCGCCTGCTGCCAGCTCCCGGCCTCGGCGGTGATGTCCACCCCAAAGAGCTGTGCCATACCCACCGCAAACGCGCCGAGCACGCCGATGAGCCCTGTCCAGAACGCGGGGCTCTTCAGTCTGACTTTCCAGTTGATCATGTCATGTACCTTCCTTTCTCAAAGCGAGGCCGCCCACTTGATGATGAGTGCCTGCACGTTTGCGGCGGAGTATACCCCGCCCTTCCAGTAATCCGGGCTGTTAATAAGCCCAGCGGCAGCCAGCTTGTCCACAGCGGCACCCAGCTCGGACACACCGGCCGTCTTTCCCCGGCACAGAGCCAAGAAGCCCTCCCAGGCCCCGGTGGTGGACCGGATGGTCTTGGGGCAGTCCTTGCCGTTCCAGTGGGCATGCTGCACCACTCGGTCGATGGGGATACCGTGCTCCTCCATGAGCAGGCGCACCAGGCTGGCGGCATTGGCCTGAGCCTGGGCAAAATCACCCCCGGCGTTGACGCAGATCTCGATGCCGATGCTGGTGGCGTTGCCCGGCCCGTCCTTGCCGTCCCCGGCATGGTAGGCCGTCTCGTAGTCGGGCAGGTGCTGGACAATGGCGTGGTCGTCCACGGTGTAGTGCCAGCTCACCAGGTCGCGCTCCCCGGCATCGCTGTCCAGGTAGGCGGCGTGAGCCGCGGCGTCGGCGCCCTTGGCCGCGTTGCCGGTCTCGTGGATGGTGATGTACCTACAGGGATTGCTGCCTCCGGGCCGATTATCCGCCCCTGGGGCGATAAGGTGCGTCTGGATGGCGAGGCCCGTGTCTGTGGCCCTCTGAGGGCCCTCCACGGCCTTCAGATAGGCCAGGGACACCCAGCCCTTATCTGTCCTGCCCCAGCCGTCCCTGGCCTCCAGCACGTCCACCACGGTGCCCATGGGGTACGCCCCCACCTTGCCGTAGTTGGTGCCGGGCCCTTTTCGGATGTTGACGCCGATGCTGGGCGTCACGGTATACTTGCCCATACTCTCCTCCTTGTCCGGCGGCTCCTGGCCGCCCTCCGTCGTCCAGATACACAGATAGCCCCTGACCCGCTTACCGTTGCTGATGCGCTGGCCGTCCCCAAAGTCGCAGTTGGAGGAGCTGCCTGCGTCGAGGCCCAAGGCCCGCAGGTTGGCCGCCTGGTCGTACCGGCAGCCGATGCTCACCAGTTCGTCCCGCAGCGCCTCGGGGGTCTTGGCGTCGCGGGTGCCGTCGCCGGAGCAATACAGGATCACCCGCGCCCCGGCCAGGAGAGCGGCGGAGCGCCCCCGTGTGCCCCCGTACTCCGGGGAGTAGCTGAGGGCCTTACCCGGCCCCCTGGTGGGCGTCAGCAGCTCTACGCCGCTGAGGTAGGAGGCACCGCCGTTGTCGGGTACGATGTCCATGCGGATGTCGGCGCCCTTGTCCCAGGTCAGCCCCCAGCAATTCCAGCCGGCCGTGGCCTTGACCGTGCCGTCGATCTTGAGATTGCCGACGGGCTTCCCGGTGATTGTGTGATAAAACCAGCTATTGATGATGTACTGGCACCCGCAGGCGGCCTTGACCTGCTCCATAGACCGTCCCCCAGCCTCCACCAGGGCGGCGCGGGTGATGTCCGCCCTGGTGATGACCGCTATGTACTTACTCATGGTCGCTGGGCTTCTCGCCGTTGATGGGACCGGGGTCGGCGGCGTTCTCCATCAGCTCAATCATGCCCTGATAGTCCTTTGCATTCCACAGGGCGGCCAGGGCCTTGACGTTACCCTGGCGCTTTCTGATCCAGGCGTTAAATTCGTCGTTCTCCGCGGCCAGATCTGCGTCGGCGCCCAGTGCTGCCCAGCCAGGCCGAAAGGCCGCGGGCAGATTTTCCGCGCCGGGATGCTCCACCCTGCCGTGGCGGATGTTGTTTTGCACCATGCTGCCGCCTACACCCACATCCACATCGTTGGCGTTGGCGATCGCGTAGCAGGCGGGGGTGAGCTCGTTCCAGTTGATGTTTTTCATGATAAAGATTCCTTTCATTTTTACGGCCTTTGGCCGGTTTAAACGGTTTCAGGGGCGGGTTCGTAGGTTTCGCCAATGTACTGCTGATACTCTTCCTGGGTGATGACGCCGTCGGCCACATCGGCCCGCGCCAGGGTGCGCACGTCCTCCTTTACGGGGTCAAGGACGCTTTCAAAGGTGCGTGCCCCCCGTTTGATGCTGCGCCAGTAGCTGTGTGCGATTGCTTTTACTGCCATTGCTTTCAACCTCCTAGCATTTCATATATATCCAGCAACGCATCGTCCTGCTGTGCGTTGATAGATTCCTGTTCGGCCCGGCTCTCAAAGAGCGCGATAGCGGTTTCATCAGTCTGCGCCAGAGCTTCCTCCAGGGCCGCCACTCGTTCTTCTACAGATGGCGGCTCAGGTTCCGGCTCCGGCTCAGGGGGCCGCTCGGTGGGAGTGATGCCCACCAGTACCCCCTCCTCAATCTGGAGGTCACACCAGCCATAGGTCGCCCACACCGCGTCATGGAGGTGGGCGGGCACCTCAATCCAGCCCTCCAGCCAGCAGGCGCGCCGCCCGCTCTGGCTCTGGATCGGGTGCTGGCCGGTTTCCAGCGGGTCAATTTGGATGATGGTCATAGCTTCTACCTCCGTTTTAGCCAAATGCGACAAAGTGATATTTCTCGTTAGGGTTTGTAGCGTTGTTGGGTATATAAAACCCTGTATCAGTTATCGTTATACCATCTTTATTTGACACGTCATTTTTGTTCCAACGCCATGATAATCCTGGTAATGCTGCATATCTTGCGACTGAATTATCTTCGCTTAAAGCAACAATATATTGCGGCTTAAACCCAAGTTCTATATTGTTTATTGGGTCGCTTGTTGTTGGTTGCCGTCCAACAAAAACTCCCGTAGCCATTTTGGTGTTTTGGGGTCTACCCCTCCCCCATACCTGGAGCACCCCGGCCAGCACGCCAGCGCCGTACACTCCGGGGCTGCTGATAACCTGCCCCTCCGTCACCCAGTCCGCCGCCACGGTGCCGGAGTAGATGACCTCGATACTCTGTCCGGCTGTACCGCTCTTGAGGGCGATGGCGTCCTGGCTACCGTTGATAAAGCTGCCCGCGATCTGGTTGCCGGAGGCGGTCAAAATGGTGGAGGTTCCGTAACCAGAGTTGCCTGCAGCAGAATAACAAAGCAGCACTTGCTTATTGGCTATTGCCGTAATATCTAACGATTTAGATGTGCCGCTTGAGTGCAAAAATTTGTAGGTTGCAGCAAGCGATAATTCGCTTCCTTCATTAAGTAGAAGGTACGCATTTCCGTTTTCACATGAGACAACACAAGCTCCTGGAATCTGTGCGATTGTATTCTCAATCACACCTGATGTACTTGTAATTTGTAATGGAGCGAATCGTGGAATGATAGTGTTGCCAGATACGATGCATGTCCTCGCCGCGACCCCTACAGGGCTGCTTGAGTAATAAGATATGACAACATTTCCTTTTTGGTTTGATGCACACCTCGGCTTTGCTGTATAAGTGTCATTGAATACCGCCACATCGCCCCACGTCACCGCATTTGAGCTGTCAACGGCGGCAATGAGCACCTTTCCTTTATTCCCATCGTTCAAATCGACATAGCAGATGCATACACGCCCATCGTTCATGGATGTCGCAGAGATTTCGCCTGATGACTCACCCGTAATATCTCTCGTATATATACTCCCGAGACTGGAGGAAGACAGAGTGAACACTCTCATCCGCAACTTATTTGATCCAGCAATGAGAGCGCTGTAGACAACTGCTACCCGACCGTTTGTCAGCTCTGCGAGTGCGAAGAGATTATAAAATGCGGTATCTACGCTTTCACTTTGTGAAAAGGAAATGCTGTTTCCAGAAACTGTACCAAGCTTTACATATAGTGCACGGTTTTCTACATACCCTATCAAAAACTGCGTATCGCTCAGACGGGCGATACTAAGGCCGGTTATCGTCGTTTCATTTGCGTAATTGTTGTCTCCGACTTTTTTCCCGGTTTTTTTGCTTATAAGGAATGCAGCGTGGTTAAAACCATTATCTTTAGAATTTGCGACAACTGCGTATTCCGAATTTAAATCACACAAGGCCATATGGGTTACTGCGCGTTCCAGCAACACCGTCTCTACATTTGCCACCGGCGTGAGGGTCTTCTGCGCCTTCCCTTCCACCACATCCACCACGTCGCCCGCCTGGATGCTCTGGCCCTCTGCGATGGGATAGGTGCCCTTGACCGCACGGGAGGCCCCCACCTGCTCTGCCGTGACGGCATGGGGGTTGTTCTTGTTCCCGGTGTGGGCGGTCAGGGCCTGCTGCACCGCCTCCGCGCTGCCCGCCGGGTCATAGTCCATCTTTGGGAGCTGCCCGGCGGGCACCTTGCCATCGGGCCCCAGCGTCGCCACGCCATTAGGCGCGCCCTTCTCGGTGATGGGAACCGCCCCGGTATCTGCCGCCGACGGTATCCAGCTTTCCGGCCTCGCCCCTACCATTTCCGCGGTATAGTCTCCCTCGGCGGGAACCACGGCTCCGCTGCGTCCGTTGAAGGTCATCACGCCGCCGCCTGCCTGGGGGACTGCGTTGCCCTCCTCGTCAAAGCCTACCACCTGGCCCGGGGTGCCCGTCAGTTTGTCCTGCTTGGTCCTGACGGCTTCGGTGATGGCGGCTGTCATATCCCCCTGCGTGACGCAGGCGCTGGTGTCGACCGTCACCGTCCAGGTGCCGGTGTTGGAGCAGGAGATCAGCGCATAGAAGGTGTAGACGAAATCCGGAGATTCCGTCTTGCTAGGGATGGGAATGCCCTGCTCCAGCTGGAACAGGGCGAGCATGGCGGGCGACCCGCCATCCACGCTGGCAGATACGCGGAACTGATTCAGCGTGTAAGCCGTATCCGGCGCGGCGATGCGGAGCTTCAGGCGGATGCCGGAGGCTACCTTCTCGCCGCCCAGCAGGCTTGCCACCTGCTTCTCATTGACAAGGGCAGTCTGCGCCATCATCGCCACCTCAGCGACGGTGCCCTGACCCGAAGCCGCGCTGTCGAAGTTCAGAGTTTTTTCGTTCACCCACTCATTGAGCAGTCTGTTCCCGGCGTTGGTGATGACGCCGTTCCATGTTGCCATAGTAGGACACCTCCGTTTTAGTATCGAATGGCGGTCGCACCGCCGACCATCTCACAGCCGATGCAGGCTGCGCCGAAATACTCCGTTGCCAGCCCTCCGGCGTCGTAGTATTCCACCTCGTCCAGCACCGAGCGCAGATTCTTATAAAAGGCAACGCGGTCGATCACGCGCTGGTGCCGGGCGGGGTCGACATCCTCATAGGTGGCGTCGATCAGCAGCTTGAAGTGGTACGGCTTGCCGCCGTATTCCCACCATTCGCTGACCTGCGTATCGGGGTAGATGGCGGAGATGGCCAGCACGACTGCCGCCTTGGTGCCGAGTCTGCGGTGGACATTCCAGGAGTCTTTCAGCGTCCGGCGCTTTTCCTCCAGGGTGTAGTTGGCGTCCCACCAGTCCACCTTGAAGTCGTGCGCCAGGATGTCCAGCAACTCGTTCGGGAGCTGGTCGATCTGCGAGTAGATGGACACACGCCCGATCTCGCCCACGCGGTCGGCCAGCACCTCGGCGAAGGCAGCGGCCAGCGCCGCCATATCGTCATCGTTGGCCAGGACTGCCGGCAGCGATGCCAGCAGATTTTCTTTCGTGATGCCGTGCGCCTTATTCATCCTCGTAGCCCCCGTTCGTGGCAGTGATGGTACCGACCGCCGCGACCTGCGGCGGCGTGCCGTCGGAGCCGTCCCGCAGCGTGGTAAAGACCGGGCTGGTCAGCGCCACGCGCTTGATGCCGGTCTGCATGAGCTTCCCAATCAGCACAGATGGGTTGATGTCGCGCCCCAGCTTCCCGTACTGCCACGCGACGAATTCAGCCACGGCCTGGTCGACCGCAGCCTTGATCTCCGTGGAACTGAGGGAGCTGTCCTTCGGCACATAGTAGGTGAAGGCGATGTTGTAGCTCACCCTCTGCGGGTCTTTGACGGAAACTTTGTCCGTCAGCGGCCGCACGGCGTCATAGTTGCAGGCGGCGAGGACGGCGTTCTTGATCTCCGTGGTGGCGACGGTTCCGTCGTCCATGAGGACATACAGATCCACCGCCCCGTCGCTGGGGGTGTTCACTACCACATCGGCGATCTTGGTGCTGACCTTCTTGGCGAAGTAGATATACCCGCCCTTGGCCCCGGCGCAGCTGTAAGCGTCCTGGCTGGCGCGCATCAGCTCGTAGAATTCATCGTCGGTGGCCTCGTCCGCGCCGTCGTCGCTGGCGGTGATGTTTTCGCAGCTCCCGCAGTAGTCGAACAGGTCAACGAAGGTGTTAATCTGCCCGGCGGCGTAGCCGTTGCCGACCGCTCCGGCAGTCTGGCAGCGGATCTGCACATCGGCGTATGTCGCGCCGATTGACACATAGGCGTCTGCGACGGTCTCCCATGTCAGCGTGCCGCTGGCGTCGGTGACGCGCGTACCGGCTGGAATGAGGATCGCCGTGCTCTGCGCCTCGGAGATATGGAAGCGCTCGGTGCAGACCGCAGCCTGCGCCGCCGGGCGTTGCGTGACATAGAACAGCTCGGCCAGCGCGTCCAGGTTCTCGCCCTCGGCGCGGCTGGGGATATTCTGATTGCCGGTGTAGTTGTTCAGCCCGCGTTCCTGGATCACCACGGCGGCCACGAACTGGATAAACAGCTTTTCGGGGCTGGCTGGCTTCACACTGACTCCGGTAATCTTTTCATAGATAGAGATCAGCAGCCCCTCTACCGCTTCGGCGTCGGTGGGAACGAACTGATATTCTGTATTTCTCTCACTCATTGATGATGTTCACCTCCACGGTAGGGATCAGCCTGCCTGGGGTGGTTCTGTCGGCCTCAAAGGTCACATTCACCACCTCGGCGCGGGGCTCGTATTCTTCCACGGCCTCCTTGACCTCGGAATACATCATGGGCATAGCTACCGGCAGGGGCTTATCCACGAACTTCTGAGGCAGGCCGAAGCCGCGGTACAGCGGGCAGGTGCCCTGCCGCGTGGAAAGGATAATGGCGATATTCTGCAAGACGGATCGAACGGTGTCAGTCTCGTTGAGCTGCACCGCGCCGATGTCGGATGCAGTCACTTTGTAGCTCATGGAAGCTTCACCCCCTTAGATACTCTTGCAGGCTGACGGACACGGTGGCGCTTGTGACATTGCCGCGCCCGTCGTAGGTCTGCATTTTCATTTTGTGGTCGATCACGGACCAGCGGTATTTTCCGTAGCCCTTGTTGCCGATCACCAGCGGGACGGCGATGCCGCCGCGCTCGTAGTTCCACAGCTTCACGACCTCTGTGATAGGGTCGACGCCCAGATAAGCGGATAGAACGATGTCGAAGGCCATCTTATCAGGGTCAAGGCCGGTGAACTCCGTGAGGGCGTGTGTGCCGTGCCGCTGATGGGTCGCATACCGGGCAGACCCCGACCAGGTTACATTGTTGATCGTTTCGATAGTGCGGTCAGACACCGTGAAAACGATGTCGCCCAGACAGCCGACCATTCCCATAATCAAAAACCTCCTAACACAAAGCCGTCCCCGTTGAATACCGGCAGGTAAAGGCAGAGAACGCGGTCGTTCACCTTCGGCATCCAGTAAGTCAGATGCGAGCCGGGCAGATGGTCGTGCGCGGGGTATTCGCTGGCCGACCCGCCGCCGGTGAAGGTGTCCGTGATTTCGTGGGTATGCTTTGCGTCCGGCACGATGTAGAAGTTTGCTCCGTAATGCTGGAGCACATAGAGCCAGTCTGAAATGATACCCGTGTCATTGAACTTGACGCGGGCCTTGCGCTTTGCGCTGTCGATGGCCGTTACCGTGCCGGTCTGCACGAGCCTCGAAAGGATATTCTGCTGTTCGTCCATCAGTACCCCTCCAATGTCTTCCGCAGCTTGACCTGCGTGGTATAGCCGGACGAGCCGACCGAATGCGCGGCCTGCTCAACGATGTATTTCCCGTCCCATGCTCCCCAGCCGGAGAGCTTGGCCGTGACGCCGGCTACGATATCCGGATTGCCTGGCAGCGTGAAGGTGGCGGTCTTTGCGTACTTGTTGTGCAGCCGGAGATACTTTTCAGCCTTGGTCTTGGCTTCGGCCACGCTCGCCACCTTCGCGGTGATCTCCAACTGCTGGTTGTTCTTGGCCTTGTCGTTGTAGTCCTCGACCTTGACGGTGGCCCCGATGCACTTCCCGGTGCCGGGGTCGGTGTAGCTGACCCGGCAGGAGGCGTACTGCGTTCCGGCTGTCCCTGTGCTCAGCTTGTGCTTAGTATAGCTTCCGCTGCCACGTGCGATGGTCAGCACCGGAGCCTTTTTCTCATAGTCCGCCTGGTCGAAAAGCACGAGCAGGTTGTTGGTGGCTTTCAGCGAAATGCCCGCCTCATGGCAGAGATTAGAGAGAAAGGCGATGTCGCTCTGCTTATACTGCTCTACGCGGCTGTAGGACGGGTCGCTGTTGGAAAGGTACATACAGGTCATGCCATTGGTTGCGGCCATCTCGTTTGCGATGCCGGAAAGTGTGTAGGCTTCCCACGCCTTGGATTTTTCCGTCTGGCGGATCTGTGCGCTGTATGGCAACGCCGTCGCCTTGATGGTGATGGTATTGGGCGGGCCGGAGGCGTCGACGCTGTCCAGCTCGAACTGTCCGCAGTCCAGCACCTTGTCCCTGCCGCCGCCCGTCCAGTTCTCCTGGACGAACACAGCGCTGATCTTGAAGCCTGCGCCGGAGGCGGATGTGGGAGCAGCGGCGGAAGCGTCGCCGCCCCCGCCGCCCGATTCCTTGATGTACGATGCGCTGACATAGGCGGCCTTGCCGTTGTAGCTGACCTTCGCCCAGCCGTTTTCGATACCCTCTACTTGCAGCTCTGCGCCGCAGACCAGAGCGCCGTATTTGCCGTAGCTGGTGCTGGGGCCGGAGCGGACATTCAGGCCGCTTTTGGCTGTGACCTTGTAGGACTTTGCCGCACCCTCGGTCTTGGCCTTGGAGGACGCGGACAGGCTTCCTGCGGAGGCTGCCGCGTCGATGGCGTCAGCCAGCCACTTTTTGAGCCAGATGTCATCGCGGTCCTGGAGCTTCAGCTGTAGGTCGTCGGTACCGTCCGCCTCCTTGTCGGTGTAGGTGGCCGACAGGAAATAGGGTCGCATACTGCCGGTGATGTCCGCGCCCCGGAAAAAGATCTGCGCCGTGACGCGGCGCGCCTGATTCGGGCTGCTCATCCGACCACCTGCTTCCACGGGGGCAGGGTGTCGCTGACATCCTCAACGAGATCTGGCAGCTTCAGCACGATCCCCGCAGGGAAGGTATAGTACCCGAGATACTGCGGATTCAGATTCATCAGCCGGTCGGTGTATGCCTCGCTCCCCAGCTTGGAGAAGGCGATGCTGTCCCACATATCGCCCTGAATAGTGGTGTATGTCTTGCTCATTTGTAAGCCCTCCTTGCGGTGTCAATGCCAGCCTCTTCCATGACCTCCAGCACGCGCTCGGCAAATTCATCGCCGTATTCGCGCATGGCTTCCACCGTTTCCGGCGTTGCATTGCCCTGGATCTGGAACACGACCTGCAGCTCCACCACGCCGGCGCCGGAGCCTGCGCCCGGCTCTGCCGAAAGCGCGCCGCCGACCTGGATGGCGTGCAGCGCCTCCAGCAGCTGCGGAGCGAAGGTAATGGCCTGGTTCTCCATGCTGTCGCGCATGGCGGCGGTCTCCTCGGCGGTCATGACCTGCTCACCGCCGTTGAAGTAGACCAGCTCGGGGCCGTTCTCGCCGACGAGAGCGAAGCCCGGCGCGGCGGACTGCGTACCAACCGCATAGCCGGGGATGCTGCCAGCCGTCCCTGTGCCGGAAGTGGACAGCGCGGCCCTGGCTGCGGCGGCGGTGCGGCTATAAGCGGCAGTAACCTGGGGCAGCATACCGACAGCGCCGTCGATGAAGCCCTGAATAGTTGCCTGCGCGCTTTCCTTGGCCTCGTCGCCCAGGTCCATCGCTTCGATGTCCTCGGCAAGCGCCGTCCGCAATTCGTCCATGGTGGCCGTGAAGTCGGTCTTGAGGTCGGCCACGCTTCCGGCCGCGTTCTTCTGCTCCTGCTGCAAGGTCTGCCAGTTGGATACCATTGCCTCCAACTGCTCGTCGGTGGCGCCAGCCATGCCGGCGATGGCGTTCACGCTGTCGGAGCTTCCGTCCGCAAAGGAGGCGATCATGTCGCTCAGACCCTCGATGTCGGCGCTGCGGTCGGTGAGGGATTGCAGATTGGCGTTGTAGTCCTGCCAGTAGGTGATCTGGCTTTCCAGTGCGGAATTGATGCTCCCTGCGCTGGTTGCAACGACCTCTGCGGCCTCGTCCCAAAGCTGGTACTGTCCGGATATGCTCTCGTATGCCGCGCTGTACGCTTCGCTGTAGGACTCCGCAAGGGCGGCGATCTTCTCCTGAACGTCGGAGATGGTTGGTTGAAGCTCCTGCATTTGGGCAGCGGCCTCAGAAGTTACGTCTGCGTTGGCGGCGTTGGCGGCAGCCATCAGGTCTATCGCCTCGTTCGCCAACTCCATTTCCTGCTTAGCATCGGCGACGGCCTCGGCATCCTTCTCCATGGCGGTATTGAGGTTTTTTATCTCCCGCTCCGCTTGGTTAATTTCGTCGTTGTACCCGTAGACAGCGCTCTGCAAGTCACGGTACTCCTGGGACAGGGCCGTATTATTATCGATGGAATCCTGGTACAGCTCGTCCATGCGCGCCATAGCGTCGGCACGCTTTTTTTCCGCTGCGTCTATTCTGAGCTGTGCCTTCGTCAGCTCAACACTGTTTTTGGCCTGCTCCACCAAGACATCATTGTACTGCTCGGCGAGCTCGTTCATGTACTCCTGGTACGCCTGAGCTTCCGCATTTTCCCGCCACGCCTGCGTGTTGGCGCGGAGAGCGGCGGTACCGCCTTGAACCGTACCGTTCTGGATGTCAATCAGATCGGAGAGCTCTGGTATCAGTTGGCACAGCAACGACAAGGTATTTCGATACTGCTCCTGCTCCTCATTGGAGAGCTGGGTATAATCCCCCATCTCCTCCAGCTTTGCAATATACTGGTCAGCGACATCGGCAGTCGCTACGGTTTGTGCAGCCGTATTCTCAAACGTTTCCCCTGCCTCGTCCATGGCATCCCGCATCCCCTGGGCCGCCTGGGTCAGTTCGTCCACGGAGGGAACGGCGTCATTGGCGGCGGCGGTGGCAAGGGCGGCAACTGCGGCGGTCACACCGGCCACAGCAGCGGCCACGCCCATGATGATATTCACGCCCGGAATGGCTGCGGTGAGCATGGCGGACGCAGCAGCAGCTACCTTTGCGCCGACAGTGTACGCGGCAAGGGCCACTACTACCACGCCGAGCACGCCCGCGAAGGCTGTAATGGCATTTACCAGTGCCGGGTTTTGCTTGATGAACTGCGCAACGCCGTTGAGAACGTCCGTGCCAACGGAGTACGCCTCCCGCAGCGCGGGGGTATAGGCATCACCGATGGCCACCTTCAAGTTCTTATAGGCGTTCTGCATCATGGTGAGCTGGCTCTGGGTGGTGGCATACCGCTTAGTGGCCTCGTTGGTGAGGGCGGTATTCTGCTGCCACGCGGTATTCGCGGTGTTCACCGCGCCGGTCATCTGGTCTGCGGCCAGTCCCAAGGCTTTGAGCATATTGCTCTGCCGGATGCCGGTCAGCCCCAGATCCTCCAGCACGAGCACGGTGCTTTCGCCCTGCTCGTCCAGCTTTCCCAAACCGCCGATGAAGGAGGTCAGGGCGCTCATGGCGTCGTTCCTCCAGGTAGAGGAGAACTCTTCGGAGGACATGCCCGCGATACGGGCGAACTCCGAAAGGTCGTCCCCGCCCTTTGCAACAGCCTTTTCGATGGCGTTGAGGGTCTGGGCCATGGCGGTACCGCCGGCCTCGGCCTCGATGCCGACAGAGGACATAGCCGCAGACAGGGCCATGATCTCGGGCTCAGTCAGACCGGCCAGCTTACCGGCAGATGCCAGGCGCGTACCCATCGCCACGATCTCGGATTCCGTTGTGGCGAAGTTGTTGCCCAGGTCGACGATGACGGAGCCGAGCCGCCCGTAATTGTCCGTCGCCATGCCGGTGATGTTGGCGAAGCGCGCAAGGGCGGTCGCCGCCTCGTCCGCCGTCATGTTGGTGGCGGTGCCAAGCATGGTCATGACCTCGGTGAAGTCCAGCAGCGCGTCCTTCTGGATGCCCAGCTGTCCGGCGGCTTCGGCAACCGCCGCGATCTCCTCGGTGGTCGCGGGGATCTCCGTGGACAGCGCCTTGATGGAATCCGACATCGCCGCCAGCTCCTCGTCGGTGAGGTCGGTGGTCTTGGCAACGCCTGTGATGGCGCTCTCAAAGTCCATCGACGCCTGCGCGCAGCTGGCGAAATATTTGTAGATTTCTTTCAGGGCGACGGCGATGCCTGCGGAAACGATGGCCTCGTGTACCTGGTTGAAGGCCTGTCCGGCCTTGTCACCGAAGGTCATGGCCTTATCGGCGGCCTCGCCCTGCTTCTTTTTCAGCGTGTCGATCTTGCTGGCGAGCTGCTCAGAGCTGTGGGAGAGGTCGTCGGTGTTGACGCCTGCCTCTTCCAGCGCCCCGCTCAGCTCGTTCAGCTTTGCCGCCTGCTTCTCCAGCGAGGCGGAGGTCTTGTCGATCTGAAGCTGCTTTGCCAGCAGCTTGTTCTTCATGTCGGCGGACTCGTTGCCGGTCTCCTCCATCTCCCGCTGGATATTGTCATACTGCTGCCGCAGCATCTCCAGCCGTTTCCGCGTCGCTTCCACGGCGGCCTGCTGCTTCTGGAATGCGGAAATATCCGCCTGTGTCTTGGAGAGGGCCTGGATTTCCTTCTGCATGGACACGATTTCCTGCTGCGCGGCCTTGAAGGTCTTACTGTAGCTGCCTCCAAGCTGCGCGTTCAGCTGAAATAGCATCTCATACTCTTTGCGGCCTGCCATAGACGGCCCTCCTTCAGATTATTTCTTCTTGCTCCGATCCCGAGCTTCCTTCACGAGCTGGTTGCTGACCTTGATCCACTTGCACAGGGACGGCAGGGGCAGCGCCAGCCAGTAGGAAACGGGGGTTTGATTGGTCTTAGCCATAGTAAGGCATTGCCTGCGGAGCCAGACGCCGCCGTCGCCGGTTACAGCTCCGATGCCAGCAAAAAAGAGCGGGCCTTGCCTCTGACGCGGTTGAACTCGAAGATTGGCAGAGCGCGCAGGGCGTCGTCGCCGATGCGGCGGGGGTGGCCGCTGGCGTCAACGATGGTATTGGTGCAAGCCCGCGCCGCCATACGCACAAGGAACTGGCCGGAGAAGGTGGGCGAGATCGTGGGCTTGCCGATGGCCTGAAGCTCGTCCTCGATGGCGAGGGCGTCATCGCCGGTCAGACCCTCGAAATCGAAATTCAGCTCGTCGAAGGTCTGCCCCTCATAGGTAAAGGGTTTTTTCAGCTTGAGGGTAAAGTTGCCCACGCTCTCCTTGGCCTGCGCCTCGGCAGCGGCGTACTCGTCGTGATCGACGGTGGAAAAAGCGTCGGCGGGGACAGCGGCCTTCTTGGTGTCAGCCATGATGATAACTCCTTTCAAATCTCAAAAAGATGCCCGGAACAGGTCTCCCGCCCCGGGCGTTGGCCTGGCCTCTTACATACCGAGCGCCTTGCGGACGTCGGCCAGGTAGTCGGTGCCGTTGACATAGCAGATGAAGTTCAGCTGGTCGACCTCGCGCACCTTCTTGCCGTCGATGTAAGTCGCCCAGTAGCGGACGGCGTACTCGCCGGAGCCGTTGGAGGGCGCTGCGGGGGCGACGGAGCCGCCCTTGTCGCTCTTTGGGATGACCACAAGAATATGCTTGACGGAGCGCACGACCACCTTGCCGGCAACGACATCCTCGTCCTGCTGCGCAACGCGCAGGTCGATGGTGTGGCGGCGGGGCTCGGAGAGCTTCACGCTCTGGTCGGTGACGGTGCGGAAGTTGAGGCCCAGCGTCATCGCGTCGAAGTGGCCGAGGATGACCGCCTCCACATTGCCGGCAATGCCGGCACCGGAGATAGACTGCGTCAGCGCGGTCAGGTCGGGCAGCGTCGCTTGGGCCATGCCGACATACTCCACGGAATCTTCGTAGACCTTGAAGTTGATAATGCTCTGATCCATGATTCAAACCTCCTTTTAGCCCTGCAGGGCGCTGGTGACATAGCTGGCGTCATACTCCAGCACGAAGTCGATCTCCTGAGCGGGGGAGGGCGGCGTCATGTGGACACGGAGTTTGATGATGCCGGCCATAAGGTTGGTCAGCGGGTTCTCACTCTCCAGCATCTCCACGCGAGCGCCCAGGATGTAGCCAATACCCACCAGGCCGTTGAGCCAGATGTTGGCGGAATCGAGAACGGTGTCGATGAGGCGGCGGGTCATGGGCTTGTCCAGCTTGCTCCAGAAGGTGCGGATCATGGTGTTTCCGACCCAGCCAAACATCCGGGAGACGGGGATAAAGTAATCCTTGACGTCGGTGTTGCTGGGATAGCAGGCGGTATAGTTGCCCCAGGCGCACCAGCCGCCCATGAAGTTCAGCGCGGTCAGGATGCCGTTGTCGTTGAGGATGTTCGCCTGTGCCAAAGTCAGATTGACTTCGGTGCCATCCTCCAGGACCATCGCATCGCACTGGAAGCTCTTGTTGCTGGGGGACTCATAGGGGCAGCCGCCGTTGTCGGTGTCCACCTGGGCCATCAGGCCCGCCAGCTGCGTGCTCATGTGGAACTTGTAGTCCCCGAGCTTGAGCATGGGCCAGCAGGGAATCTCGTCCACATCGACGAAGTTCTTCCCGCTCTTCTCGGTGATGGCCGCGGTATAGCTGGTGGCGCCGGAGGAGCTGGAGTCGATGTCGATCAGCGCCTTGGCCTGGAACATCCCGTTGATGCCGCCGGCCTTGGTCGCCATGACGGCGGCCACGACCGAGGACTGGGAGTGCCCGGGGGCGCAGATCAGGTCGGGCACGATGCCCAGCGCGGTCATGCACAGCTCAATGCTTTCCATCCCCGCAGCAACAGCGGTATCGTCCACAGACGCGGGCTTGACCTTGTTGTAGGCCACGTTGATCTGCGAAGCGGAATAGGCCTTGCCGTCGGCCAGCGCCTCAATGACAAGAAACTCCCCGTCGTAGTAGGTGCTGTAATCGGTGTCCTTGACGTAGGCATCGCCGGCGCCGCCCGCGGCCTTGACGACCAGATTGCTGTCGTCGATGGCCTCGATGGGCAGCTTGGCCTTATGGTCGGCCAGGGCCACATCGGATGCGGCCACTGCCTCCTTCATGTCCGCGGCATCAAGGACGTTGCAGAAGATGACCGGCTGGCAGCCGAACAGCTTGAAGTGGGAATACGCAAACTCACAGAGCGGATAGCTGGCCCAGTCGTCCGAGTAGCCCAGCTTCTCCACAGCCTCGGCCCAGCTGGTGCAGAGAGCAGGGACGCCGACAGCGGCGGGAGACGCCGCGCTCTGCACGGGGGCCGCGCCGACGACAAAGGGGACTCCGCTCTCGGCCATGACGGGGGTGCTGACGCTGGTCGCCTGCTGGGAGACGTTTACGCCATGATTTGCCATAGTGCTTCCTCCTTACTTTCTGCCGGAGGCCAGCTTCTTGTAGTTCACATTCAGCAGGTTTCCGGCGGTCTTGACTTTGATGCGATCCTCGGGGAGCGTGTCGCCGGTGACAATCAGCGAGGCGATCAGCGGGTATCGTTCCAGGGCCGGAGCCAACTCACTGAGCACATCAGCTTTGCCGCCCCGATAGACCGCGCCGGACTGGATTACTCCCCGGATGCTGGGGCCGAGGTAGACGCAAAACCCGGCGGCCTTGCCGTCGGGTTTCTTGGTTTTCTTGGGGGCCTTGGGCTCCTCCGCGTGCTCACCGGCGCGCTCGGCGGCGCTCTCGGCCGTTTCTTTCTTTACTACTGCCATTCTGCTACCTCTCTTTCCACGCCGGGGACACGCCAGGTGGTCGTCATCTCTCCGGCAAAATAGGGGGCGGTGTCATCGGGGTAGATGAAGGTCTCCAAGCCAGCCTCCAGGTCAAGCTGGTAGCGCCGCCCGATGACGACCTGTCTTAAAAGGCGGATGCGAAGCCGCTCCATGAGATTGAGCAGCATAAGGCCGCCCTCCTGCTCGTCGCCGCTGTAAATAGCGAAAATAGAACGCACCACGGCCACGCCGCGCTCTCGCTCGCCGGCCGGCTGGACGTCTCTGCTGGTGATCGCCTGGTGGATGATGTAGGGGGCCTTCTTTTTCGCGGATGTGCCATCCGGGAGCCGCATCAGGTAGACCTCCGCCGCCCGGTATTGCTGCCTCTCCTCGGCGCTCTGCACCCGAACCGGCATAATCAGGTCTTTAATCGCTTCCTCGGTGACGGCCTTCAGCTCCTCCAGGAGCATAACCCTATCCATCGGCTACCCTCCCCACCCGTTGAGCACCCGCATGATTTCGTGCTCAATGCGGCTCTCGTAGGTTTTTAGGATCTCCTCGTCCATCTTGTCGGTCGTCTCCTCGTGGGCGTAGAAGGCCTGGACGGCAGAGGGCCCGAACAGCTCCCGGATTGGAAAGCGCTCAGGGCCCTCTCGCTCGAATACGCCGGTGTGCCCGCCTACCTGGGTGACAAAGGCATTGTCCAGCGCCTCCTGGGCATTGGAGCGCAGCACGCGGGTATGCACCCGCCCATCCGAGCCGAACTTGGTGTCGAACTTAATCAGCGGGATTACGTTTCCACGGTAGCCGAAGGTGATGGAGTAGGCGCCGGCGGCATCCTTGATGACGGTGTTGATGTTCCTCGTCCGGGCTTTCAGCTCTCCTTGGGAAATGGCGTATTCCTCGGAAACGATCTTCATACCGACGGTGAGGCCGTGCCGCGCTGCCCGCTTCAGGGCGCTGCCGACGGCGCGGTAAACGCCGTCGGGAACTCCGGCCAGGAGCTTTGATGCCCGCTCAAGGCTGCCGTCGATCTCGTCAATGGTAATGGCGTAGCTCATTCGTCGATCGCCTCCAGTTCCACCCGGAGCATACCCAGCTCACAGACCGAGGAGGCGACATAGAACTCCCGGAAGAAACCGCCTCCGCCCTCCTGGTCGTTGATTTTGATGCGCTGTCCTTTCTCTGGCTGGTTGCCGCCCAGGTCAGATAGCGCACAGTGCAGGACGGAGGATACCAGGTAGAGCCCCTGGAGGTGGTCGGACTGGAGCTGGCGTCGCTCCCGCTCCTTCAGGCCGGACAAGACGACGGGGATGTCCTGGTACTCCTCTCCGTCATAGCGAATGGTGCGTTTTTCGGCGAACTCATCCAGGTTGAGAAAGACGCTGTGGACGTCTTTGGCTACCATGTCCTTGAAGCCGCTCATTCCACCGGCCCCTCCGCCCCCAGGCTGGGCGGAGCCTCCTCGTCGCCCTCCCCACCGGAGATGGCATCCTCCAGGGGGATGTCAGTGATGGCCGCGATTAGCTGTGCCTTCGTCTTGAGCTTGGCCGTGTCGATACCCAGGCCTTCGGCCAGCTCCCGGAGCTTGGCGTTGGTGAGCTCTTTAAGCTGCTCGGGGTCAAGACGGGCAGCGCCCTCGCCCTCCGCAGGCCCGTCCCCATCGGGAGTGTCCACGCCTGTCCCCGCGCCGTCCTCGCCCTCTGCGGGCGTTGCAACGGCCCCTGCGGTATCTTCCTCGGGGATGTCCTCGAGTACGACACCCACACCGAGGGAGGCCAGGCGGGCGGCCTCGGTGTCAGTCACGACGCAGAGACCGCCCGCGGGTACCGACCGGGGGTGCTTCGCCCCCTCGGGCCGGTAGCCGTACAGGCCGTTGGTGATTTTTACATGCTTCATGGTGTTGCTCCTTTCCCAGCCCTATCAGGTGCCGACCACGTTGGCTGCGTACATCCAGGGGGCCTTGCTCCGGGGTGCAGCCAGGGGGCGGGCGGCCAGACGCAGCTTGCGGGTATCCTTGTCCTTGTCGACGACAAACTTGGGCACGCGCTGCATGGCGAAGCTGTGGTACTCGTTGTCGTCCTCGATCTGGTCGACGCGGCCATACATCATGTGGCCGCAGTCGGGAGCGGTGACCATCGCGGAGGTCGCGGGGAACAGGCGGATGGTGCCGTCCTTGTCCAGCACGGTCTCGCGCACGGAGAAGATGTCCAGGTCGGTGCCGTCGAAGTTCAGGTTGCCGATCCATACCACGCCGGGGTAGCGCACCTGGGGCGCCAGGCGGCCATACTCGGCGCGCCGGTTGTCCAGCAGCTTCAGCGTGGCCTCGTCGCTCTGGATGAAAGCGGCCACGTCGGTGCCCACGATCAGGTCGGTGGCGGGGAGGCCGCGATCCAGCAGGTCGTTCACCATCGCGGCGACGTCACCCTTCCAGTCGCCGTCTCCAGCGTCCCACTTGTTCGCCACGGTGTACTTGGCGGGGTTGGAGCCGGTGGTGTCGAAGTAGAAGATGTCGTAGGTTTCGCCCACGGTGTCGTTGTCGATGTAGGCGACGATGGTGCAGCCGTTGTTGATCATGGTCTGGACGGCCATCCACTCCTCACGGCGCTGAATGCGGCGGTCCAGGTCGGTGAGGTCCTGCATCTGGAGCGCCCGGGCGCGCTCGGCGGGGGTGCTGCCGGCATACAGAGCCTCCCCGAAGCCGCGCTTCTGCAGGTCATCCATGGTCAGCAGACGGGAGGGAGCAGTGAAAGGCGGCTCGAACTCGTGGATCTCGTAGCCGCCGCGGGCCACGGGGATATCGCCGGCACGGCGCACAACGAAGGGAGCCATAGCCCGGTCACGGTCGCGGTACTCCACCAGCACCTTGTTGGCGTTGAAGATGTCGGTCGCCGCGTTGGTGGGGAAATAGCGGTCACGGAAGAAGCTCTGGACAGGGACAATCTCCTGGACCATGCCCGCCATGTAGTAGGTGTCAAAAATGTCGAAAGGCATATTCTTGTCCTCCTTTTAGTCCAGGACCTGGGCAAGATAGATTCCGCGCTCGCGCAGGGTGTCCTTGTCGGCCTGGGTGATGGTGTACTCATCATCCACGGTCATGGCGTCTTCATTGAAGCAGCCCATCACATAGACGGCGACATTGGCATCGGCGTCGGTGCCGATGTCCTCGTCATCGCAGAGAATGCAGTCGGGGGTCAAAGTCTCGCTCTCGGCGGCGGTGGTGCCGAGGATCTTCAGTTTGCCATCGCCGCCGGTGCCGGAGCTGCGGCACAGGACGGTGCCCCGCGGATAGGTGGCGGCGACGGACAGCTTGGTGATGATGCCGGAGGCCACCTTCACAGGCGGTGTGATACCGGCGATCAGCTTGTCGTACTCCATAGAGCCGACCTTGTCGTTGAGATGCTTCGCCATGTTACTTATCCTCCTTCTTGTTCAGGGCCTTCGCATCGGCGCGGCCCTTCGCCATGCGCTGCTCCGGGGTGAGCTCACCGGCGGGCGCGCCCTCATTGTTGGCGGCTCCGACCTGCTGCGCGCCGGACGCGCCGGTGTCAGCCTCCAGGGCCGCCATGTAGCTCTTGCCGGTCTGAGCGGCTTTCTGAGCCATACGGTAGGCCAGCTCCTGGGCCGTGCAGGGATGCCCGCCATACTTGGCCTCCCGGATGCTCTCGGCGTCATAGAGAGATGCCAGGGCGTCAATCTCCTGGATTCTCTGGCGCTCGGCCTGGGCGGGGTCAGCCCCGCCGTCACCTTCGGCCGCTGCGCTGGGGGCAGGGTTGGCAGCAGCTCTCGCCTCGGCCTCCAGCTGCGCGGTCAGCTCCGGGTACTCCGCCCGGAGCTCCTCAACAGTACTTGCCATAGGTGTACTTCCTCCTTTTCTGCCGGTCTTGGCCGGCGGATTTGTATGTGTCTTAGCCGGGGCCGAGGCCTCGGGATCGACCGTGGGAATGCTATCCGGGGCGAACATCCCCGGAGTGAGGTGGATGGTGCGGCCGCGGACGAACAGGCTCCGGCCGTCCGCGCTGGCGGCAATATCCAGAGGAGCTGCGTCCTCCAGGAGCTCGTCGGCAAAGCCCTTTTCTACCGCCTCGCCGCCCGTCATATAGGTCGTGTCCGCCATCATGTGGGTCAAAACGGTGTCAGACAGGCCGGTCTTGCGCTTGTAGATGGTCGCCTGGGCCTTATCCCAGGCCGTATTCCTGTCTGCCAGGGCCCGCATCTCGTCGGCATTGTAGCCACCGAACAGGAACGTCCAGCACTTGTGGATCATCACCAGGCTGGAGGGGTTGACCTTCACCGTGTCGCAGGCGCACATGATAAGCGAGCCGCCGGACATCGCCACGCCGTCCACGACGCAGGTGAGCTTCGCTCCGCCCCGCGCCAGCTCCCGGAGCCGGTTGTGGATGGTGATAGACACGCCGGCGTCGCCGCCGTAGCTGTTCATGCGGATGGTGATGTCCTTGCAGGAGGCGATCTGCTCCAGGTCCTCCATGAACTCAGGCAGAAGCACGAACTCACCTTCGACAGGATTTCCGTCCCAGTCGGTGGGGTGCTGCTCGTAGATGTCACCGTACATGGTGATCTCTGCGCTCTGGCCGTCGGTAGTGGCCATCGCGTAGACGGCCCGCTTGATGTTCACGGCAGGCCGCGCGGCCGGTACTGTTTTGCTCATGCGTTTTCTCCCTTCCCTTCGCCCTCGCCATTGCCGCCTTCGCCGTCATCGGCACCGGAGCTCGGCAGGTTGGTAATCCGTGCGCCGCCCGCTTCCGCGAGCTTCGCGTTTTCTGCTTTTAGCTGCTCCACGTTGGCCTCCCAGTCGCCTCCGCCCAGCTCGCGCGTGACCTGCTCGTGGGTCTTGAAGCCGTGGTCGACCAGGACAACGGCGGCGTTGGCCTCTTTCAACGGGTCGAGCTGTCCCTGCACGGGGCCGATCCAGCGCGCGCCGCACCACGCGGCCCGCACCAGGGGGTCTTCAAAGAAGCCCGGGGCCTTGATGCGGCCGCGGGCCACCGCCTCCGAAAGCCACACTTCATAGGCCGGCTGGCAGAAGTCGGTCACAAACCAGCTCCGGCGCATCTTGAACTCTTCCCAAGCCTCCAGGAGAGCGGCGCGGGAGGCCGAGTAGCTGGAGTTAAAGGTCTTCATCAGCACCTCGTAGGGCTCTCCCAAAGCCGCGCCGGTCTGCTGGCAGAAGGTCTTGACGAAGGTATCAAAGCCCGTGGTGGGGATGCTGGGGTTTCCGAATTTGATGTCCTCATTCTCCGCCAAGTGAGAAACCGTGCCGGGGCCCATCTCATACTCGCTGTCGCTTCCGGATAGGTTGTTCTCGATGGGATTTGCCGCGGGGACACCGGCGATGTCGCCGGTGCCGACCTCGTTGACGGGGATCTCGGTCTGGCTGGTCTTGGTGATGATCCACGCCGTAAAGAAAGACTGGACGAGGGCGGCCATAAGCGTGCTCTCCGTGTACCGGCGTAGCTGTAGCAGCTGCTCGATCACTGGAGCCAGATAGGTCACGCCACGGTATTGGTCCGGCCGCTCGCTCCCCATGATGTGGAGGATGTTCGGCAAGCCCGTCCTGGGGCCGTAGGCCTCCACCCTCGTCCACTTGGTCGGCTCTGTCGTGGTCTGCCAGGGGTAGGTGTTGTGGACGTAGTAGGCGACGACCATGCTGTCGTTGTCCACCTCCACCCCGTCAAAGATGCGGTTTCCGTTCTCCGGGTTCTTCCCGTCCGTGATGTGTGCCACAGCCGTTCCGCCCCCGTACTCGGCGGGGGTGCGCACCCGGTCGGCCTCCACAAGATGGATGCGCAGGGAGTAGGGATTTACCGGCGTGGGGTTTCTCCGCTTGAACACGGGGAAAACGTCTCCGCTCTGGAGCCACGCCACCAGCGCCAGCTGCTGCATCCCGTAAAAATTGTTCATGCCGGTAGCGTCGCAGTTGGCCTTGTTCCTGGCCCATAGGGAAAACTCCGCCTCGGTGCGCCGTTGCCACTCCTTGGCTGCTTCCGGGGAGATGCCCAGCACCTCCCGATCCACGGAGCTCTTGAGGGTCAGGCCGACGCCGACTACCTTCGTCCGATTGGTGTTGATGGCTGACGTCGCCACCGGGGAGGACATATACAGCATCCGCCCCCTCTGGCGGAGGGTGAAGTTGTTCCAGTCGATGTCCTCCCTAGGGGAGCCGCTGCGCGGGGTAAAGCCTTTGAGCGCCCGCCGGGTCATGCTGGCGCCGGCCTCGCTGTATCCCTTGGCCTGGGGGCGCGCTGTGTCGGGCATGAACAGCCCGGTTTTCTTATCGCGGTATATGTCGCCCACCTCCTATGTTGCATAAAAAACGGGCTGCCCGGCGGCGAAAGGAGCTGACAAACTCCGCCGGGCTGCCCGTGGTAAAGCCCTCTCGGGCTTGTACCCATATCATTTTCGTGACCTCACGAAAAAGGTCACCAGTCGCGGGGGATGACGCCGAAGGCCTTGCGGGGCCGCCTGCCGTTCAGCAGGGCGGTCAACTCGTCGATCTTCTGCTCGGCCTCCTCGATCTCGTCCTTGAGGGTGCTAAGGTCGAAGCGGGTGAGCTGCCGGTCGTCGATGGTATAGCTCTTGACGCGGCCGTCTACCAGGGCGGTGTAAGCCGCAGTCAGCTTCTCATAGGCGGAGCGCCAGAAGTTCAGCCGGATTTTCACGTCGGTCATATCTGCCATCGGGCATCACCTACCATTCGTCGTAATATTTTTTCAGCGCGGAACCGCGCTTGGTCTGCTTTTTGGGGGGCGGCGGAGCCGTTGCAACGCCCGTAGAGGGGGCTTTCCCCCGGGCCGCCTTTAGCCGCCTGTCTATCTCGTCCAGGTTGGCAGGCAGGGCCTTGAATGCGGCCAGGGCGTAGTTGCGGCAATCCAGGGCTTCGTTGCGCTCGTGGCCGGGTATCTTCTCCCACACCCAGGGCTGCTTCTTGGCCGGGTCATATACCAGGTGCTCGGAGAGCAGGCCGGTAAAGTAGCCGGGGCCGTAGTCGTCCCGCCTCGGGAAGTGGCAGTACTTCGAGCCCGGCTTCTGCACCTTGAGGTTGTCCATGATGATCTGCTTACCGGAGTCGACGCCGAGCTGGTACTGCCAGCAGGTGCCGATGGCGACCTGATTGACCACGATCTTCATCTTCTTCGGCGGAGAGGTGTAGGGCTTATCCGCCCCGGGCATACCCTTGATGCAGAACACCTTGCGGGAGATGCGCGCCCGGCATTGGAGGCGGACGTCCTGGGTGAAGTGGCCGCCCTCGTCCACGAAGGTCATAGAGCTTCGGAGTCCCAGGCCGTCCTCGAAGCGGAACACTCGGTTGAACACCATCTCGTCCAGCTTGGCCCAGGTATCCGGGTCATCCGGCCTGCCCATGACGATGCCCTTTTCAATGCCCCAGGTTTCCCCGAAGTGGCCGTGCCCGACGACCTCATACTCCATGCGGTCGTCCTGGGTGTCCACGCCGGCGGTGAGCACTAGCACCCCCTCCGGCAGCTCCACGGGAGCGCCGTCCGGCCGGGTGCCGTAGTCCTCCCGGCGGGCCATGAGGCTGTCCTCGTCCTCCAGGTCGCCGCGGTCTTCCCACAGCAGGCCGAAGCAGGTGTTGTAGACCACCTGGAGCTTCCGGGTGTTGCCGATCGCTTTGAGATACTTGAGCACGATGGAGCTCCAGGAAGCCCACTGGCTGACAAAGGCATTTAGCCAGAAAGAGCGGACGCCCTGGGCGTATGCATCGGGGTTGTCCGCCTCCCAGCGCGCGGGCTGGTGCTTCATGGTCGTCTCGTTGGAGATACACCCGCAGCCAGGACAGACGTACCAGACGCGCAGCACCTTGAAGGTCTTGCGGCCAGCCACCACGCTTTCCTCGTGCTCATAGCGGATGTCCTCGAAGTTGATCTCGTGGTACTCTCCGCAGTGGGGGCATTTGCTTTTCCACCGCTCCATCGTGCCCTCGGCGTAGGACGCCTCGATTGCGCTGGCGTTCTTAACGGTGGGGGTGCTGACCTCCAGAGCCTTGGCGTTGTAGAACGTGGTCTGTCGGGCCTGGGCCAGTTCCCAGGGGTCACCCTCGTTGCCGGCGGAGGTCGCCCAGCGGTCGCGCTCGTCCCCCATGATGTAGCGGATGGGCTTGGATGCCAGAGCGTGGGCCTCGGTGGAACCGCACATCGTCAGGATGCCGCCGGGGTATGTCTTTTGCAGGATGGTGTTTCCGCTGTCGCGGCTTTTGGGGTCCGCCACCTTCTTTTTGAGGGTGGGGCAGTCCCGGATCATCGGAGCGATACGGAGCTTGGAGTACTCCTTGGCGTCAATGGTCGTGGGGTGGACGAACAGGATGGAGCCGGGATCCTCGTCGATGATATAGCCGATGGTGTTGTTGAGGAATTCCGACTTTCCCACCTGGGACGCCGCCACCATGACGATGCGGCGCACCCGGGGGTCGGTAAATGCGTCCATCGGCTCCCGGAGGTAAGGGGTGCGGTCGGTGCGCCAGGGGCCAGGCTCGGCGCTGGCCTCGGTGGACAGGCGGCGGTTTTTCTCCGCCCATTCCGTTACGGTCAGGTCATCCGGCGGCTTCATGCCGGCCAAGACCTTCGCGATGACGGCGTTCAGCCGCTTTACCCGCTCGCGGGTCTCTTTCTCCCCAATGAGCCGGCGCGTTTCCTTATCCGTCATCGGCATCACGCCCGCTGTCAGCTTCCCAGGCCCTCCGCTCCCGGACGCGCTCCTCGTATTTCTTTGGGTCATAGCGGTAGTTGGAGAGCTCCCGCATGGCCTTGTTGACCTCGCGGCGGATGATCTCGGCGGCCTCCGCCGGGGACTGGGCTGCGGCCACGTCCACGGCCAGGCGGCCGGGCAGGGCCATCATCGCCCCGCGAATGGCGTAAATCAGGTCGGTGGTCATCGCGGCCACGTCCTCGCTCCGGTGCATTTTCCCCTGGAGCTCGTCGGCCTCGGCCTTGGCGATCTGGGCGCGGGCCACCTTCATCGTGACCTCGGCGGCGCTCTTGGCCTCCTCCCGCTTGATTTCCTGCTCAGACTTTTCAGGCCCCGCGCGGGCCTTGAGCATGGCGCAGTAGGCGCGCATCGTCTCGCCGAGCTCGAACAGGTTCCCGTGCGGGGTGCTGCGCTTGTGCAGCGTTCCCTGGGCCACCAACTGGCCGACCCACTGGTTACTGTTCCCGGTAGCCGAGCAGATGTCGGCGGTCTTGACGTAGACGGGAGTGCCAGCACGCAGCACATAGACGGCGCCGTCCTCCACGACAATATCCTGTTTTCTTGGTGCCATGGGCTGCGCTCCTTTCCTGGCCTGTGGCCCTCCGCCCGGCGTCCGGGGCATTTCTGCCCCGGGCCAGGCTATAAAAATAGGAGGCGGGCGTCCCACGCCCGGCGGAAGGTCACGAGATGTCGATATTTTTTACTGAGATTTCAATTAAAGTTCCCCTATTTCGCGCGCACTAACTAATCGTTTTTTGGGGTCGGCGAGCCCGCGGCGTGTGGGGCGGGGGTCGTCACAGTACCTTTTGCCGTCGTCGCCTGTTGCAACGCATTTCCCCGCCCTCAGCGCGACGATGCCGAGAGGGGGAGGGAGCAACACAGCCAGACGCAGATACGCCGCTCTCGTGCGATGTATGCGTCTGGCTGTGGTATTGTGTTATAACTTCGTCAGCAATTCCGCATGGCTATATCCCTTAACGCCCTTGGTCATCATGCCGAGGAAGTCATCGCGCGAGAAATCAGAGAGCCGGAATACTTCTTCGGGTTTCATTCCGAGCTGTTTGCCGATCTCCTGAACGGACTTGCCCTCGTCCAGCAGCCGCTTTACGATGGCTTTCATCGGCTCAAGCAGATGTGTACCACGAGCGCGGTTGTGTGTGACGGTGCCGTAAATATCCTCGGTCGCGTCATCATGCCGCACGATCACCACCGGCACCTTGCCTTTGAGCATGGTGTGCAGCGGCTCCTCTCCGGCCACGGTCCAGCGGTGAAAGCCGTCGATGATGGTGTAGTCGGGACGCACGACGATGGGAAGCGTCCAGCCATTGGTCATGATCGATTGCACCAGCAGTTTCAGATTCTCACGGTTGACCTTGTTGGGGTTGTAGTCATTGGGCTTGAGCTGCTCCCGGTCTACCCATTGCAGGGAGGATAACGGGGCGAACAGATCCGCGTCAGCCATTTGCCTCACCTCCCTTCCGGAAGCGCTTGGCGTAATCGGCATAGGCGCAGGATATGTCCTGATAGATGGCGCGCAGGGTGCGGAGCTTGGGATCACCAGCAGTCAGACCGCCGTACATTTTCTTGTAGTCGCGCGGCCGCGCCATTCCGTCCATCTGAATGAACATCTTGCGGTACTGCTTGGCGATCTTGCGCTTATGCTCCGTGTTGAAGAAGTCTCCCGGACGGACGAACAGCATCTCCTTCAGGAGCGCACGGTAGTCCTTGGTGTCCTCGCCCTCCAGCTCCCGGCGCTTCCTTGTGGTGCGGTGGAACATTTCGCTGTCCCAGTACAGCATGGCAAGGTAGGCATTCGGCTCGCGCCGAAGGACGCGCTCCATGAGAGATGGGTCATATTCGCCCAGGTGTACCAGCACAGGTACGGTATCAACAGAGAAGAACTGCGACACGCGCAGCTGATTCCGATTGACGCCGACCTGATACATCTGCAGGTAGACCTCGGGGACTTCGATGCGCTGGTCTCGCAGGTACAGCCAGACGTCCGCCGTCTTCCAGTCGTAGATGGGATAGATGGTGTTCGTGCCGGTGATGCCCTTTGCGCCCATATTTAGTGCCGCCATATATTGGAGCCGCTGAATGGACTCTGCCGCGCGGACGCCGGTGATCATGATGCCGTCCATCGTCACGCGGGGCAGGAAGGATTGATAGTTGTCGATCCTTGGCCGGAGCTGCGGGTGATTGCGGATGGCAAAGGGCGGCGGCTGCCGCACCCAGACATCGCGCTTGCGCCGATCCCAGCAGACGAAGGTTTCATCGCTGGACAGCTCATTGAGACAGCTGAAATGCTTGACCTCGATGCACCACCATTGAAACTTGGCACCGGCAAGCAGGAACTTCTTCCGCCACGCCTTGGTCGTTGCTTCAATGGAATCGAAGATTGCCTCCTCGTCCACGAAAAGGACGGTCAACTGCGAGGGATTGATCTCTCCAGCCTGGATCAGCTTATAGGTCAGGTCGGCAAGAACGATGCTGTCCTTGCCGCCGGAAAACGAGAGGTATACGGGGACGCCGTTGGAAAATACGTTTTTGATCCGCTGGCGCGCCGCAGTCACAACGTCGATGTCTGAGCTGATGCGCTTTACAGCCATATCCGCTCACCACATTTCGGGCAGAGGATAAACCTCTTAGCGGGCTCGGTGGAAGACGCCGTGCCGCTCTGTGCGGGTGCGACTTCCTCAGCCTGCGCCGCAGCAGCTTCTTCCCGGGCGGCGTATTTCTCGCGCGTCTCGGTGATGGCCGCAGCCTGCTCCGGCTCAATGGTGCCGTACTCAAGCAGGGCGTCGCTGGCTTCGTCAGCCTCCATCACCATCGCACGGAGAAGATCCTCTTCGTAGCCGGGAATGTCCAGGTCGTCTTTCAGGTCGAGGATAAAAGCGTCCAGCGCGGCCAAATCGTCAACACCCAGGTCAAAGACGCGGTTATCGGCCAGCATGAGCTTTTTCTTCTCTGCCTCAGTCAGCCCGGACACAACATAGCAGTCCGCTTCTGTGCGGCCGAGGGACAGCAGCGTTTCATACAAGCCGTTGCCGGCGAGAATAACGCCGTCCTCGTCGACCACGATGGGGCGGATCTGACCGAACATTTCGACAGAGCGTCGGAACTCCTTCAGCTGCTTGTCGGTGTGCATTCGGACATTCCGATCCGGTCGCCGCAGCTCGGTCAGAGGCTTCTTTATGACCTTCATGCCTGCACCCCCTTCAAGAAGGCGCGAGCGCTGTCGATCTTTTCAGCCGCCGCAAGGACGATGCTGTGGTCGATATCGTAGACCTCGTGCCAGCCGTTCTCGATGCTGCCCGTCCATTGGCGGGCGGGCCACGGGTGAGTGCCGCACAGATATCCGTTCTTCCAGCCGTAGATCGGCGGAAGCGGGAGCTGATGGTAGTGAATATAGGCAAGGATGTGCTCATGCTTCCACGCAGCGAGCGGGCTGAATCGCGTAACACCTTTGCCATCGGTATAGATATTGCTGTTGCGACCGACATAATTGCCGTCCGCACGGCGGCGGCCGAGAATGATGACGTCCAGCTCGTGCGCCTTGAAGTATTCACGCTGCGCTCGGTGCTGCACGATAGAAAACCATCGTCCGGCCGCGGCGGAGCCCTTGGGGAAAAGCATCTCTTGATGCTTCGCCAGCCAGTCGATATCCTGATGCGTGTTGATGACTTCACAGCCTGCCGGCTTATGCTCCTCGATCCACGCGGCAAAAGCGGGGTATTCCAGGTCGCACACGCCGATCATACTATCGGTGACGCCGGCCGCTTCACAGAGTTTGCCAAGGACAATACTGTCCTTACCAGCGCTCCATGCGTAGGCAGCACACTTCCCAGCCGTCACGGCCTTGATGTCCGCCACGGTCGCGGCAGTAAGTTCGTCCAGCTCTGCGCGGGAAACGGCTTCTTCGATAGTTGCAACGGCATCCAGCCACGCGCCGTTGTCGATCCTCTGCTTCCTTCCGAGACTCATGCTCTCACCGCCTTTCTCGAGGCGATAACAGCGACAAGGCCGCTGGACAGGACGGTCGTCAGACTGCCTGCCGCTTTCACAGCCGGAATGCCGGCGAGATTGCCGTAGGCGAAGATTGGAAGCCCGACACACAGCGCAGTCAGCACACCGGCAAAAACGCCCTTGCCCGTCAGCTTCTTACCGAGCAGCGTCATGACCGTCGGCAGCAGCGTCGAAGCGCGGAGCGTTCCGTAGAACAGAAACAGGTATGTCACCGTCAGGCCGGGAATGTTGGCGATGGCGATAGCCACGATCAGCAGGCAAAGCATGGTGCGGCGCGAAGTCTGCACCGTGTCCTTCCCAATGCCGAGCCAGTCTGTCGTGAGCGACGCTGCCGCGCAAAGGTTGCTATCTACCGTGGAGAGCAGGCCGGAGATAATCATAAACAGGAACGGGACCAGCACCCATGTCGGAAGCAGCGAGGAAACGAATTCAAAGTTGACCATGCCGGTGTCGCTGGCCACAAAGTCGGAGCCTGCGGCAAGGAAGCCCACCGTTCCCATACAGATCGGAACGAGCGCAAACAAAAGCGCACCGGCAAAAAACGATCTGCCGATGCGGTCGCGCCTGATTGCGAAAGCTCGCTGCCAGAAGCACTGATCCCCGAACGGGCCAGAGATCAGACCGACAGCCATCGGCAGACCGTAGCCCAGCAGGACCTCAATGCCCGTGGAGGAGATGAGCGAAGTATATTCTCCGGAGACAGCACCGAGCCCTGCCCGTACCGTGTCAAAGCCGCCGGTCATGCGAAGGCTCAGAACGACCAGCAGAGCGCCACCCATGAGAATAATGCCCAGCTGGACGACATCGGTGATGATGGAGGCTTTCAGCCCGGAGAAGCGGGAGTAGGAATATGCGATAGCTGCCAGGGCGAGCGTCATGCTCCAGAATGGCAGCCCCGTAATGAGAGCCAGCGTCTTTCCCCCGGCGAGCAGCTGCACCGCCGTTGAAAGAACGGCCAGCGCGCCGAGCTGGAAGGAGTAGACGCCCTTGACCTTGCCGGAGTGATAGCGCTCCGCCATGTAGCCGGTCAAGGTGATGCCCTCCGGGTACTGCGCCCGGATCCTTTTTGCAAAGGGGATAAACAGGATCAGGCACAGCACATTCGGTACCGTAAACCAGAACATCCCCGGGATGCCGCGCGTATAGGCCATCTCCGAGGAAGTGAACAGTGAGGGAGCCCAAATCCAAGTGGCGGCGATGCTCATGGCGGCAATCGCCGAGCCGATGCGCCGGTCCGCCACATGGAAGCCCTCTGCGTCGGTCGTCTTTCGGGTGAACATCAGCGTGACACCGATCATCAGCACCGCATAGACGGCCAGAATGACAATTCCGAACATTTTGGAAATCTCCTTTTATGATGTCACCGCTGCCCTCTGCTGGCGAACATCGGACCCGGCGCATGACCGGCGCGCAAGGAGTAACGCGCAGGCCTCAACCTCCTTCCCAAACGAATGACGGCCACCCCGCGAGGGATGGCCGCCTGGCTTATGTAGGATTTTACGAGTCTAATCCTAATACATGGTGCGGGGAATATCAAGAAACGAGTTGCAACAGCGAAGAACAGCTTTTAACTACCGAGGTAGCGGTAACACACCATCTTTACCGAATCCTCCGAATTGCGGCCTCCTATGACCGCTGCGACCTCTTTCCATGCGAGCCCTCTCAGGAAGCGCAGCCGGAAGATCAGGCGCGTCTGGTCATCGTCGATGCCTTGAATGAACGGCATGATCTGTCCCTCGCTGGCCTTGACCTCTTCCTCCAGAAAGCCGACACGCGCATCCATATCCACAATCTCAGCTGCGAGGTCGCCGACCTTATCCTTTATGCCGGGAGTATGCGGCATACCTGTGAGGGCAGCCGCGCCGGGGCAAGCCGCGTCACGCAAGGACTGTAGCATCTCCCTTGCCCTTGCCAGTTTCTCTATCAGCTCAAAATGCTGATTCAATTCCGAAAGCGTCGTAATAGCTCACCCCAATCTGTTCTTACTTCCTCTTGCCGCCCTGTCGGCTGACAGTCTCTCCAATCTGCATTTGCCGGTATGATGGCTGCACTACCTCTACCGACACCACACGGGTATCTCCGTACCGCTCCAAATCCTGAGCAATCTGCTCCTTTATGCCAATGGCCTGCCCCGCCGGGGCGTTCACATGAACGGTGATGACGAGCATCATCGCACCGTCTGATAGGCGCGAGCTTTCTTGTTATAGGCCAGATCGACCGGCGCGCCGCAGGAAAGGCAGCTGTAGGTGAAGACGTCCCCCTCGAAATTCGTCCGGTATTTGAAGTGCTTTCCGCACTTGCAGCGGATGTGCGCCGACGTGAGATCGTGCAGCGGCGTCTCTCCGTTGCAGGTTGCGCACCGATAGGACGAGATAGGCTGTTTTGCGTAAAAGCCGCGCAGCTCGCCGCATTGTGCGCACCGAATAAGCAGAAATCCCTTGTATGTCTTCGGCGTGGTCTCCTCGGCTTCCGCTCTATCAGGGATAGCCCAGGCCTCTTTCGGCCCGAACATAGTCTCCGCGCGGCTGGGCTTTGCACGAAGCAAAGTCGGCTCTGCCTTGTGTATCTCCGGCAGGGAGGCCTTCGTTGCAGCCCCGCGCCACACAGGGCGGCAGTCTATGCCATTCCCGAGGCGGCAATGCCATCTGTTCGCGCCGCTGAATTCCTCTTTCTCTCCATGCTCGCAGTATTCGCAGTTGCCGTTCAGCCAAAGCAGAGCGGCAATATCGGTCGCGGCGGCGTTGATCGCCTCCTCCGCTCCCGCAAACTCCTGCACCAAGTCAAAAAGACGGCTGTAATCGTCATACTGAATACGCCCGTTCTCATTCAGCTCATTGATAAAATCGAGCAGGTTTTCAAATCGTTCCATAGAAGCTCCTTTTCATTCCATCGCCACGCAACCACAGACTGTACATTGACCGTGAAAGTGTCCGTTGCTGCGCGCCCTTGCTCCGACCATCGTGCTCTTTCCTCCGCAGGAGGGGCAGTCCATGCGAACTTCCTCCGGCGGCTTGCTCCATTCCTCCGTAAGCGCGTCGGGCAGAAACCTTTGACCGCAGAAGACACACCGCTCCAAGCTGTACGGCATATTCCCGCAGGAGGGGCATTCGGGATATCTGCCGCTCCAATAATCCTCAGCCCAGCGAATATGTACCGGCTCAGCCTTGCCGTTTTCCTTATCATCGGCGGCGGGCTGGTGTTCGCAGGTATCGCAGTAAAACTCCTTCTTGCAGACCAAGCCCTTATCCCAATGGCAGTACATAGTGAGATCTCCGGTATCAATCATTTTTGTCGTCCTCCTTCGGCGGCGCAGGCAGCGGCATCCAATAGACAACTGCAACATCGCTTCTATCTCCGATACCGACATGGACGCTCCATTCCGCCCTTTCGGGAGCGCACCAGCCCATATAGACGCCCCATCTTTCGTTCCAATACGCGACAACGAGGACATTGCTACGATCTTCCGGTAACCTCTCTTTTACAGATACCCATTTTGGCATCCGTTTTGTCGCAGCATTCAGCTTCAATTCGAGCCGGCCGGAATAGCGCTTGCTATCCTCGAACATCATCCCCATCTTTACGATTTCGTCCGGCATCAACTCTGTTGCTTCGTAAGAAGCCAGCCGCGCCAGCGCGACCTCATATCCGCGGCGGCAGTAAAGCCGCCCATCCTCGTCATACCATGTCAGCTTATCCATTGCGTTCCTCCCTCGATTTGAAGTTGCCTGCCGCCCGGCAGCTCCCCCAGTGGGGAGCGAAGCCGGTGCCGGTGGCCTTGTGCGGATCTTCCGTATACTCGCAGGAAATGACCTCGCCGTTGGGCGTGACGATCTTTTTACTGCCGGAACGGGGCTTTTCGATGTAATAGCGCGGGGTGGCGTCACACGGCATGGACTTCCCGCCGGGTGTTCTGATCCAGACGATAGCCGCGCCGCAGCCTTTGCAGGTAGATGCTCTCATTCGTCGGTCACCTCCCCGAAAAGCTCATGTGTTCCGTCCTGGAGAGCCTTTTCATCGTCGGACATCTCGTAGCCCAGCTTGACGAGCAACGCATAGATGCGGTCCAGCTTCTCGTTTTCCTCGTGCTTCATGGTGTAGCTGTTCCAGTAGCTGCGGAAATAGCCCTCGGATTTGCCATCACCCAGGCGCGCATAGATCATTCGCAGGAGCGCCTTTTCGGGCGTCTTGCCGATTGCGTCGGTCACGGCCTGGAGCGTAAATGCGGCATCGTCCTCACCGTCCTCGTCATCTTCGGCAAGGGTCTCGGCGCCAGTAGCCTGCGCGATCTCCTCTTCGGTGAGCCAACCGGTATCGTCCCAGTATTCGGCGTAGGCCCACAGCGCCACGATGTCCGCAAGGCGCTTTTTGATGGCGGTTGTGGAAACGGTAGCCACGAAGTCGGCGCGAAGCTCGTAGGCGCGGGCGGTTGCTTCGGACAGCGCCTTTTCTGCGGCGTCCTTTCGCTCCTGCTTCAGCTGCTCCTCGCGCCCTTTCGCTTCTTCCTCCGGGGTAAGGGCGGTGGGCTCATCCTTGACCATCAGCACAATATAACCCCATGTTTCGACGAAGAAGAAATACTCAATGGTATCGGCATCCTCCGGGCGATCCACTTTGACTTCTCCGTTGGTGTAGAAGCTATTGACTCTCTTATAGCCGGTCTTGTCGGTAATCTGCGTCGCAAAGGTACTCAGCTGCTCTACCCATAGGGCTTTGCGCGCCTCTGCTGCTTCATCATTGATGGCTTGTTTCAGCTTGTACTTGAAGTTCTCGGTGCCGATGTAATCAAGCATTTCATTCTTACGCTCCGGACTTTTCAGCTTGTCCAGCTCCATGTACTCGAAAAGGCTGACGCCGCGCTCCTCGGACTTCTTGAATTTGTCCTTATCCAGCTCCAGGAGCTTCACACGGCGCCGGACGGTGGTGGCGGAAAAACCGGACTTTTCCGCGATGTCCTCGACGGTATCGCCCATGTCAAGCATCATCTGGAAGCCCTGCGCCTGCTCATAGACCGTCAGATCGGACCGCTGCATATTCTCCGTGAGCATCGTACTCAGCTGCTCCCGCTCCGACATCTCGACCACGACGCAGGGAAGCTCCTCCAAACCAGCCAGCTTTGCGGCCGCAAGACGGCGGTGGCCGATGATGACGCGGTAGCTTTCTCCGTCCCACTTCTTTGTGATTTCCCCGATCAGCGGAACAACGGTGAGGTTTTGGAGTACGCCGTTGACCTTGATGCTCTCAGCCAGCTCGGTCACATCGCCCAGGTCCTTACGGGGGTTATCGGGATGCCCCCACAGTTTACTGACCGGAATGTACTTGATTTCTGCCATAAAACGCTCCTTTCTTATGCCGAGCTTTGCCCCTCGGCTGGGACAGCTTATTATTTTCGGCTCATGCCGTTCACGCGGCACCAGTGCCGCTGGGCCTGCTTCTTCCTCGCGGTGCGGCAGGCCAAGCAGAAGCGATTTTCCTTGCGCTCATAGAAGGTAGCCCCGCAGCGGGCGCAGTATTGCGGGGGTATGCGGCGGAACTCTGTGCAGGAATCGCAGTCCTTGCACCCGGCGGCGCATCCGTCGAAGTCATCCCAGTTCATGCACATAAACCGCTGCCAGTAGGGGTCATACCCGAGGTCGTTCATCCTCTTGCGGAGCAGTGCCGCCAGCGTGGAGAGGTCGCGCCGGACCTGCTGTCTGGTGCGCGAGATATAGAAGCTGTGCTTGACGTCCATCTCCGGGGCTCCGGATCCCCAGGGTCCGTCGCCGAGCATTTCACGCACCTTGTCCATGTTTTCGGTCAGGTAGTCGTTGTAGACCTTGGAGCGGACACATTTCTCCGACCGGCCTACGGCCTTCCCGATGGCGGCGTAGCTGTCGCCATTGCGAATACCGTCAACCAGTGCCTCAAAGTCCTCCGGTGACCATGTCCCACGCTTCCCGGTCAACTCCATAGCCACAGGCCGGTCTTTGATACCAAGGTCGCGGCAACGGCGGGAAATCGCTCCATGGGAGCGGTGCATCATGTCGGAAATTTCGGCCCACGAATACTTGTGCAGGCTGACCAGCATTTTTAGGCGGGAGTCCTCTGTCGGTGTCCATGCGTCCTTTCTCTGAAGCGCATAGGCCTCATAATCTTTTCGGCGCTGCCCCGGCAGCCAGTCTGGTTCCTCCCCCAGTGCCAGGGGCTCCATTTTGGAGAAATCCAGGAAAGAGCGGTTTTTCTCGGCCCACGCCCAGAATTCACCCAGGTAGACCACACGGATCGTCGATGCTCCCCGCCGCTTGTAGTGCAGGGGGAAGCCCCGGTTTTCCACCCAGCTTTTCATGAAATACTTATCCGATGATGCCCCGAAGCCAAGTGCGCGTGACAGTTGGTGCAGGGTGATGTATTCTCCACTCTCCAGGTAGGGCGGAAGCCCCAGCCGGTTTACCCTTACCATGATAGCGTTTTTTGTGCGGTTCAAGTGGCGGCAGATTCCATCGACCGTCACGGTACCCCAGCTCTCCCGGAGGTAGTTTTCTTCCTCCGCCGTCCATGTCCTTTTCCCAAGCGGCGGCGATACGCGCATTTTCTCCCCTCCCATCAAAACAGTGTCAGCTGGCCGCCCTTGCCCTCGGACAATGTAGGCCCATTTGTGCCTGGCGGCTCCGGGGCCAGCGTTTCCGCCTGGCCTTTCGGAGCCGCCGTGAACAATACGCGATCCATCTGCACCCACAGCCGGCGCCAGTGCCAAACGTCCCGGAAGTACATGGGCGTGTACCAGACGTTTGGTCCGTCGCGAGGAATGAGCCCATGAGGATCAATCCCTGTTATGGGGTGGGAGATACTGTCGTCTATGACCACATACCCAGGGCAGCCCATGAGGCTCAGCTGGATATAGCACATCATCCCTGCCAGGAAGTCGATGTCTTGGGCCACGAACAGCACCGACGTCTGGAAGTTGATGTCGTGGCCAGGGCGGCGGCACTCGTTTGCAAAGGCAATCAGCAGGGCCCCTGCTCCGCAGGCCGGGTCGTTAACGGCCACCCATCCCCTTTGTTCGATACGCGCCTTGAGATCGTCGCCGTAGGTCATGCCGGACATCGCCCGGCACACGGAGTACGGGGTGAAGAACTGCCCCTTCCACTTGTTGCTGAGGTCGAGGGCCATAAACAGCTCCCCGAGGAGGTCTTGATCGGGCTCTCGCTCCATTTCCATAGCCACCTCCGCCAGCATCTGTGCGAATACCTCCAGCTCCTTCCGGGAGTACCGGGAAGCGTGCTCCATGTACTCGCGCTCACGGGCCTCCCGGTGAGGGCCGCTCAGGACGTTCGCGATGCTGATGGCGGACATGATGATGAAGTCCTGCCACACTTCCCACCTGGAGTAGTGGCCGCACAAGCCGTCCAGCAACTTGACGATATTCTTTTGGCACTCACCACGGAGACGGATGGCCTTTCCCATGACTTATCCCTCCGCTTCCGGCGCGCCGTCGGCGGCCTTCGCCTGGATGGCAGCCTTGGTCTTGGCGATGACAGACTTGACGCCCGCATCGAAGCCGCGCTGGTAGACTGTCTGGAGATATTTCTCCATCTGGGTCTTATCCATGTGTTTTACGGCCTTGTAGTCCTCACGCCTCATCATCGCTCTCGCCCTCCTCGCCGTCATCGTCATCGGGGAGGTCACTGGGGAGCACCTCTCGCGGGTCGGAGCCGTTGTAGGGGCCGACCACGCCCAGACGCTCCAAGGCATCCAGGAGGCGGGCAGCCTTGGCATAGCCGATATTCATGCGTCGTTGCAAGAGGGCCGTGGAAGCCTTGTTCTCACCCCGGACGATACGGGTAGCCTCCTGGATGTCCGGGGCATCCTCGTCGAGCTCCTCGTCTCCGGGGATCTCGCCGTCGTCCTCGTATTCCTCCAGGGGCTCGGCGCCCTCCGGCGCGGGCGGGGCCTCGCTGTCGTCGGCCTCGTCCTCGTCGATGACGGGCATTACGCCGGGGCGCAGGGCGTTCTTCTCCATCACATCCCGGAAGAAGTACTGCTGCCAGTAGGCAATCATCTTCACCAGGACGTTCTCGATTTTCCCCCGGAGGGTCTTGCTGATGGTGAAGGTGCCGCCGGTGACCTTCGTCTCCAGCACCCCGTCCTCGAAGATCCAGGTCATGGAGGCATCCGGGCTCCGATAGCCGACCTCCTCCACGTCCTCCAGCATAGACATCTGGGCTTCAACGCCCTGCACAGGCTTGATGGTGAGGGTGATTGGGTAGCGGTCTTTGATGAAGCGGTAAACAAGGTCGTGCTCGTCGCAAAGGCCCTGCAGCTTCTTCTTTTGGGCTTCATACATGGAAATCTCGCTCATGGTAATCTCCTTTCGTTCAGTCGAGCAGCTGCAGCGTGGCGTTCCACGCCGTATGCACTCGGTATCGCTCCAAGTCGGCCTCGGTGACATACTTGCGGCCGAAAAGCTCTTTCATGGCCCTCCATGTGGGCCAGGGGATGCGGTAGACCTCACCGGAGCCGAAGCCAGCCAAAACATAGCATCTTGCCCCCAAGCGTTCGTGCCGGTCAAGATATTCGCTCTGGGTCCGTTCCACGCGATCCTGCTCCATCCGGTCCTTCGCCGTGAATTTCGCCTCGAACATGACGGTGCGGCCGCCCTTGATGGTTCCCTTGTAGTCGGGCTGGGCCTTCTTCTCAAAGAAAGCGATGAACTTGCCGTTGCCCAGATTTTTGGTCGGGCGCATGGGCTCCGGGGTCTTTTCGATGATGGCGTACCCGCAGTCGCGGTAGTAGGCGAAGGAGGCGTCCAGGCGCTCCTCGAAGTGCTTGCCCTTGGCCTTGCTGATTTTCCCCATCAGCTGCCGGCGTGGGTCCTTATCCTTGCTCATTCGATATACCCTCCCAAATAGCATCCGGCGGCAAATAGCCCGAGCTCCAAGGCCGCCAAGCAAAACGATTCCGGACGGTCGAGGGTGCCGGTATCGCTGCCCCCGGCCGCTACCAGCATGATAAAGAAACCGATGCCGGCCACCACGCCGCAGGCAGTTCTAAACTTGCTTCTTCTCATAAAGTCACTCCCAGGCATAGGCGTAACAGAACACATGGCCGCCGATCTTGCCCCACACGCGGTCGTTTTCTCCGCTCTGGGAGAAGAACACCACATCGGCCGGCAGGATGGAGGGGCCGTACAGGGCTGCGTCGATAGCGTCATACTGGGCTTGGGTTGGCTCCGCTTTCGGCAAGAGGCCGATGGTGGAGAACTGCGGCACCGCCTTTCCCTCTCCCTGGTGCAGCACCTCGTTTACGCTGTCCGGAAAGTCCGGGGAAATCACCCTGTTCAGGATGACCTCGGCCACTGCCTGTTGCCCCTCGGCCGGCTCTCCGCGAGCCTCCAGGTAGATGATCGCCGCCAGCTCGGCGCGCTCCGCCTCGGTCATGGAGACATCCGCATATCGGGCCATCACCGTCGGTGTCGGCTCCGGGGTCGGAATTGCCTCTACGATATAGGTAGGCTCCGGCCGCAATACAGCCGTTTCCTGGGGCGTTGCCTCCGGGGTGGTAGATACCTCGCCCGCCACCGGCTCCGCCTCTATACGGGCGATTATCAGCGTTGCAACGACCGCCAGGAGCAGCACCAGTGCGATGCGCTGCGCCCAAGCCCGGCGGCGGTAGCTTTTTCTCGTTCTCATGGACTCAACTCCTTCTTTTTCCCGGAGGTCAGCCGCGCCACCGCCCCGGGCACTTCTTTTCGCATCAGCTTTTCGTACATATCCCGGAACTCGTAGTAGTTCCAGCTTCCTTCTCCCTTGGTGGCGAACTTCTCCATACCGCCCAGGGCGTCAATCACGGCCTTAACGTCGCTATTGGTGGGTAGCCTCTGATACCATTCCTGCGGCGACTTATCCAGCAAGCGGGAGAACTTGATCTCGTTCCACTCCAGGTCAATGCGTGACCTGATTTCCTGCTGGACGTTGTCTGCTTTTTCCTTAAACTCCGCAATAGAGGGAGGAAATTTGCACTCGCGGCACAGCCGGATAACAGCCTGCTGGCCCAGCCAGAAGTCCACGTCGGAGAGGCAGTCTGTCCAGAGCTCGATGGTCGGCCCCAGTTTGGCGACGCCACCCTTGAACATTTCAGCGTTGGGCCACGCAAGGAGCATGACACTGAAAATCTCCGTCATTTCCTTCTTGGTCACAACATCACCCCTCACCGAACAGCTCGTGGAGCTCCCGCAGATCCTCCGCAGCACCCTGGGATGCGCTTTTCCTCGTGCCGCCCACTGGGGCCGACGTCCGTTCAAGTCCCCAGCGCCCCTTGCTGCATTTCCGAATGACGAGATTCCAGTCCTTCCACTTGTTCTTATTGCCGGTGGTCTGGGCGGCCTCGTCGACATAGGTAATGCAGCGGGCCAGCTCGTCCGGCCCCAGGTCGCGGGTGAGGCGGTCCATCTCCTCGTCGGTAAGGCGCACCCATCCGTACTGGCCGCGCTTGTGGCGCACCTGCCTTTCCGGGGTAGCCTCGGCGCCGTCGCTGCCTTTCCTGGGTGGGGGAGGCAGCTCGCTGCCCGCCGGCGGCTGGTCGGTCCAGTGTTCATAGGGAACGCTCACGCTGTCCCGCTCGTTGTAGCGGTCGGCCAGATACTCCCGGAAGCTGTCACACTTCACCGTCCGAATCTCAGCCAGCAGGGGCTTATCCAGCTTTTCCGAGGCGTTCCAGTTGTAGCGATACCAGTTGAGCACCAGGAGCTCCTTCGTGGGGGCGCTGTATCGGATGACATTGTGCGCCCCATCCAGCCGCTTCAAGAGCCGCTCCACGGTGTCGGTATTGTACCCCAGCTCATGGGCAATCTGCTTGATGCTGACCTCGTAACAGCCGCAGAGGTTGGTGTGAGGATTGGTCAGGCACCAGAGGTATGCGTACTTGTCCTCCGGCGTGAAATCATCTTCCACCTTGCCGTCCATCCAGAAATTTGTGCTGATAAGGCGTCCCTTGGCCACACTTGCGTCACCTCCTTTTGGTGGCGGGCCGCCGCCCGAAGGGACGGCCCGCACAGGTCAGAACGGGAGCTCCCCGTCATCGTCATCGCCCAGCTCCGCGAAGTCTCCGCCGCCGTAGTTGGAGGGCGGATAGCCCCCGGCCGGTGGGCCAGACCGCCCGGACGGTGGAGGCGCATACCCGCCGTAGGCGTCCTGCGGGTAGCCGCCTTGGTAGCCCCCGCCTCCGTCCCCGTCCCTCTTGGAGTCCCCGAAGTACACGTTGTCGGCGACGACCTCGGCCGAGCGGCGCTTGTTCCCGTCCCGGTCCTGCCAGGGGCGGATCTGCAGCCGCCCCTCCACCACGGCCATGCGGCCCTTGGTGAAGTACCGGGACACGAACTCCGCAGAATTGCGCCAGGCCACCACGTCGATGAAGTCCGTGGACTTCTCGCCGGTGGTCTTGTCCTTGAAGTCCCGGTCCACCGCCAGGGAGAAGGAGGCGACGGCCGTGCCGCTCTGGGTGCGGCGAAGCTCTGGATCACGGGTCAGCCGACCCATGATGATGATTCTATTGAGCATCGCCCTCCACCTCCGGTTTGCCCAGGAGCACCTTGTTCCGGGCCTTCTTGATGGCATCCAAAACGGTGCCAACGGCATACTTGTTTTCGCCCAGGACCGTGGCCTCCAGGACGTCGCGCTCCGCCTCAGCCCGCACCAGCTCCTCAAAGCGATCCTGCGGCACCAGCACGAAGCCGGGCTCCAGGCACAGCTGCGCCAGCAGCTCCTCGGGGCTTCTCTTTTCATCCATGTGAACTTCCTCCTCTCGTTTCGTTCTCGATGATATGAATGGCCTTGCGACACTGCGCCACATCGAACATCCCGATATGGGTCTGCTCCACGGGCAAGCCCATCTTCTGGGCCAGCCATCCATAAGCCGCGTTGCGGTGGCCGCGGAAACGCCCCCGCTGCCACAGGGGGTCGAAAACGGCGTGGGCCCGCTTCTTCCAGTAGCGGAGCTCCGCGTTGGACAGCCGGCCCAGGGGCTTGTCGGTGCCCTTGTGAACACCGACGTAGGCCATGCAATTCCGGCAGAGGTACATCATGCCGTAGCTCTTGCCGTAGACGACCTTGCTGTCCACATACTCAGCCTCGCGGCCGCAGTAGTCGCAATGAACCTTTCTCATGTTTTGTTCCATTCCTCCTTGTACCGGGCCAACTGTTCCGGTGTGTCGGTCTCGATACCCAGCTCCCGGGCGACCTCAACAGCGCCGTCAATCAGGCGGGCCATTTCCTTGCTGTCCATGAGATGCGTCTGCTTGTAGACCAAGTAGCACTTGAACAGCTTCCCGCCCTCCTCCCGGGTATCGAAGCACTTGACATAGGGGTAAATGGTGGAGACATCGACCGAGGCCGGGAGTTTGAAGCCGACCGTCAGCCCGTCCTCGTCCTTGGCCAGCGCGCCATATTCGCATACCAGCGAAGTCTTTGCGGACTCCTCGCTGCCTCCGCGCTCGGCGGCAATTTTGCTGACCAGGACGTGAAAGTAGGCGTTGGCCGAAAGGGAGCGGCGGTTGCGGTGTTTCTTGATTTCCACATCCAGCTCTGCGTCCTTCAAGCGGTCAAAGTCCTCTCGGAAGTCCCGATCGACCTCCACCGTGATTCTCTGCTTGCGGTTCAGGCCGATGGCGAGGTCAATCAATCGTCCTCTCATTGCTCCGGCCCTGCTTCCTCAACGTCCTGATGGCAGTGCAGATAAACATACTGACCGCCTGGACCGATGTTCGCATATATGAAGTCGTCACACTTCGCCTTTGACAAGTGGTTGTGCAGTACCTGGTATTCATAGGCGTATTCCTGATTCTCTTTTTTCTGGCGAATTTTCTCCCGGATAGCGTCATCCTCATAGTTGGCTTCAATCAGATAGAGGTCATAGCCCCTTGCTCTGATTCCGTTCAGGTTGTTGGTGTCCGTGGCATAGAATACTTTCCCTGTTGGAAAATGTACTTTATAGCCGCAATTCGGCACATTGTGCACCAGTAGAACGGGAATGACGTTGCATAGGCCATATCCGTACATCACATCCGGCTCCAGCACATCAATGTTCCCCTTTCCAACCCCGGCTGCCACTAGTGGCTCCACAAGCCACCGGCAGCAGCCAAAGCGGAGCGTCGGCCGCTCGTACGCCAGCCTGCGGATTGTCGTCCGGTTGAAGTGGTCGGAATGAATGTGGGTCAGCAGCACCAGCTTCAAATCTCGGTAATAGTCACGGAGCGCCTTGAATGGTACGCCGCAGTCGATTAGGATAAATTGATTCAGCACAACGGCGTTTCCCTTGCTGCCAGTCGAAATGATTTCATAGGGAATATTCACACCGGCCAATCTCCTTTCGTGAGGATTACAGCGTAGAGATGTCGACCTGCTCCACTACGTCCGACGCTTCCGGACGCAGGTCATCGTTCAGCACATTTCCCGGGGGCATTTGCCGGTCAGGATTCTCCGGCGCGTCCAGTACCGGCTCGTCGGCGGGCGTGGTTACGAAGCCTTGCCCGGCATCCACTTCGACCAAAGATGCATCCCCGGCAAATGCCTGTTGCAACTCTGTAGACATGACGCCCCATCTGGAGATAAGCTGCCGCAGCATGGTCTTTTTCGCCATATCATCGAAGTTTTTGTACCAAAAGCTGCTGAACTTCCAAAGGTCCTTTTCCGGGATTTCGCCGGCGAGGAGGCGCTTGTACGCCTGTGCGGAGAATGCGGGGGAAAAGCTGTCAGCGTGGGTCATCATCTTTTCCTTGCTCCAGTAAATCGCCTTGCGGAAGCCGTTCACATACTCGAACATGGCATAGTACCCCGTGGTTTCCGCCTGCTCGCGCTTCTCAAAGTCCTCAATCAAACGGCATTCGATTTCCTCGTTGAGCGGGTCGAAGTGTACCAACTCGCCCTCTTTGATTTCAATGACATTCAGCTTTTGGTAGTAGCCGCTACGGATTGCCAGCTGGATATACCCCTTATAGCCAAGGACAAACTGAGCCTTGTAGCATTCCGGGGCAATCATATTGCCCTGTCGGTCGTACTTGGCTTTCTGCTTAAACGGAACGAGGTAATACTGCCCAAGCTGGGGAGAGGGGGAGAGATTCAGGCTTTCCCCGAGCAGCCCTCCGGCAAGAATGCTTCCGGCTTCACAGGTCTGAAGCTGCGGATTGACGGCTACCGCCGAAGTGATGGCGGCTACAAACCTCTTTGCCCGGTCAGGGTCGCCCAGCGTATTGTTAATCAGGCTTTGATAGCCTTTGGTGGTTATTGCAACGCTGAACTTTGGCTGCTGCTGCGTGGACTGGAGCTGTGTGGAATTACTCATAGTCAAAACCCCCATCAGTTAAGAATTGCTTGACCTGCTTCAGCCGGTCTATGGTGCCCCTGACGGTGAACGTCATGGCGTAAATTTTCGTCGAATCGCCAAGCGGCGCTGCCGCTGAATCCCGTCCGGGCATCTCGGATTCTGGCGCCGGAGCAGCGACGGGGGGAGCCATCGGAGAAGTAGCCGCTCGGGTTTCCCGCACAATATCTTCCACCCGCATCTGTGCCTGCTTGCGATTTGCGCGCTCAACCTCGGCAGCCTCTCTGCGCTGGCGTTCCTCGTCAATGGCGGCGTGACGCTGAATAGCGAAGGTTACCGCCTGAGATGCATTCAGTGTCTTTTTGTACTCGGCCAGAATCTCGTCCTTGAACTCCTGTGTACCAATCATCGCCAGATCATCCATGACCCGGTCCAAATACGCCTGTGCCTTTTCTTTCAGCGATTTTTTGGATGACGTCATTGTTATGGCAATGCCGGAATTTTCAAATGAGACGAAATCAATGCCAAGGCTTGATTTGTATTCGTCGAAGAACGCGCGGACTTCATCTTCTTTTTGCTTTTTCAGGCCGTCCTCCACCTCGGAGATTTTGGCTTTCAGGTCGGCGTCAGCGTCCTTGAATTTGTCGGTGACGCACGCTTTATAGATGGCCTCAAAACTGGAATAGGGGTCCATCACAGCCTTTTTTACGGCAATGCGCTGGGCTTCCAACTCCTTGAACTGGGCGGACAGTTCAGCGCGGGTTCGCTTAACGTCCTTGTAAGTGTCCTCCGTGCAGACGAGGCTTTTGGCATCGGTGACTCTCTTGTCAATTTCAGATGCCAGCGCGCGAAGATGCTCCTCGATGATGGGGAGCTGCTTGACAATAATCAGCTCATTCGACATACATCTGCTCCTCCTTCCGCTGGGTGATAGTTTTCAGCAGGGGCATAATGCGTTCATCAACCCTGCTCTCAGGGACGTTGATTTCAACGATAACTGCCTCGTTCTCGCCGGTGGCCGTAGGGGCGATTACCTTGTCTCCCGGCTGGATGTCGGGAATATCGCACAGGTAGCTATAAGCCCTACCCCGAAACTGGCCCGTCTTGGAATCCCGGTAGTTGACACTGACAATCATAAAAAGCTCCTTTCAGTTGGTAACGGCTTCGCGCCGCAGGGTGATGATTTCGTGACACCGGAAGCCAAAATTATCTCGCCGATACATCTCGGTCAGCTTGAAGTGAGCCTCGTCGTACACGCTGGAACAGTTCAAGAGGCCCTCGGTCTTGTCCGGGTGGTAGGCTCTGAACGCAGCACAGGCCGCGTGGCCATCCGGGGCCTCGACCTCCGTCCAGCCGCCGACAAACGGCTGGCCCTCGGCGCCGTAGGTGAAATAGAATTTAGGCATCTTCGCTCCTTTCAGGGAAGCAGTCTTCAACTTCCCATGCGTCCTTGGTTTCCATGCACACGTCGCAGCCGACGTATGCACCGTATCGGTCTTTGTAGACGGTTTCGCACTCCTCGCCGCAGATGGGGCAACGGGGGCAGCGGGGCTCCTTTCCGTCCGGATAGCCGGTGCGCTCCAGGTTTTGCACGACCGGGTGATCCGGCAGGTCATAGTTCACGCTTCCACCTCCCCGGCAAGATACCGGCGCACCAGGGCGGTCATGAGCTCCTGGGCAGTGGCATATCCATCGGCTTTCATGCGCTGTTGCAACGCCTCCATATCGGCGTCCTCCAGGCGGCAGGTGATACGGCCCGTCAGCCGGTGGCGGTCTTTCTTCCGCCGGCTGGCCTTGGTGCCACCAGGGGCGAACTTCTCATACAGCGCCTTCATGGCGTCCGGCCGGAGGGAGATCCCGTAGTCATCGCCGTTCTCGCACTTGCTCTGCATGGTCTTGTCGTACTTGGGATAGAGCCCCTGGACGACGGCCACCATGTCGCGGGCCGGTAGGCCCAGCTCAATGCGAAGACTTCTCAGTTCATTGTCCGGCATGGCATTACCTCCAGCCCTTGACTTCCAGCCGACGGGCTGATAGACTGGGTTTGTGTCCATTTGCGTGAGGTCGTTCCCGTGGCAGCGGGGGCGGCCTCTTTTTCTACTTCCCGGCAGTCACAGGGCTCGCCGGGGTCGAGATGCGCCCCACAGCGGGGGCATTCCCTGAAATACATAGGTACCTCCCTCAAACCTTCTTCGCTGGGGGGGTCTTGGTCTTGATAATGCACACAAACCGGTCGGCGCGGTACATATCGAAAACTTCCTGCAGCTTGTTGGCGTTTCGGAAGTTCCGCAGGCTGTCATACCGCTTCTTGGCCTCCTTGGCGTCATTGTACTCGAAGACCATATTTCGCTGTCGTCCATCTGCCAGGAAGGACTTCAAGGCAGTCACTTCCTCGCTTTCCTTCCTGTTGCCTCGTTTCCGCTCAGGAAGGTGCTCTACGTTATAGGCGATTTTCATTTCATCCCTCCTATGCCGAGTAGACCAGGTGCTCCTCGGTGATAATGTCCGCCCAGGTCATCCCATCTGTTCCCGGGATGGGGTCATCCAGGCTGACAGTCTTAATTCTGCGGGCCTGCTTCCGCTTTTCGTTTGAGACGGCCGACCGCATGGACGCCCAGGCGATGGTGGAAAATTCGTACTGGTACAAGTCCGGGCGACTAAACCACTTTTTGACGGCCAGCAGGAGCCCAAGGGCAACGACATCGCAGTATTCGTCTTTTGGCAAAGACCGCTGTGCTATGTACTTGTCAATCATCTGGTAGTGGCGCATCGCCACAGCCTGCTCGGCCGGTGACAGCTGGCTTAGGCGCTGTCGTTTCATGCCCCCCGCGATTTTCTGGCCCATCATCCGTCAGCTCCTCTCGGAAAACTCATGGATGCAGGCCCCGCAGAGGGAAACCCCGTTGAACTCGACCAGATCCTCCGACGACCCGCAGCAGATACACCCGGGTTTATAGGGGCGGATAAGGATTCCGTCCTCCGTCGTGAAAATCTCCATCGGGTCCTCTTCCTTGATTCCGGGGGTGCGGCGCAGCTCCATCGGGATCACCAGGCGCCCTAAGCTATCCACCCTCCGCACGATTCCGGTTGCTTTCACAGAAATCAGCTCCTTTCCATTGCCCGGCTACGCTCGCTTAACTTGGCGCAGCGCCCGGGCTACTTTCATGTCCGGCCGTGCCGGGTGCGTCGCGCGGGCCAGATACTCGACCAGCGCCTCTTCGGTAATCCAGACCTTTCCTCCGGGCTTACGCTGTATGTAGGCCAGGTGGCCGCTGCTCCGCTCGGCGTCTAAGGTCATTACCGTAATGCCAAGCCGCGCAGCCGCCTCTTTCCGGGTCAACAGGTTTGGCATCTGATTACCTCCTTTCGCCATCCTTGCCTGCCCCATCTTTCCGTGATAAAATCCATTGTGAAAGGAGGCGATAGGATGGACTTCAAAATTGAGCTCTTATGCAGTAAATGCAAGTGCTCTTGTGAATTGCGGCCAGAGGAATTCAAAGCGCGCACATCCATGGAGTGCCCGAATTGCGGTCAGGCGCTTCCGGCGGATGTTTACAACGACTTGAAAGCTGGGGTCGAGGCCCTTGGGAGGGTCCCGGAACGCATCAGCGAGAATGCCACAAATCCATTTTCCGAAGATCTCTTTACGGTGCGTGTAAAAAGCTTCGGCACTCTTCACAACCTTCTGGATAACCGCCAAAACTAAATCTTTGCCCTGCGTAGACGGCCTTTCGCTACCTCAAGCAATAGCTCTGCTTGCTGGAACGAGAGGCCGTTATTTACAAGCAAGCCACAGATTTCGTTTGGGATAGTCTTCAGCTTTTCGGTCGGAATTCCAGCCAGGATCTGTTCGGGTTGCTCCTTGTTGATAGCAGCCACAGCCTTCTCTAACGCTTCGCACATTTTCTTCACCTCCTTTTTGACAGGCGCATTCTTCGTAAAAAAGTCACTCCAAAGTAGTTCGCCATTTTAATTTTCACGGAATCTTTTGGGACGCGCCGGTTTGTTTCGTACATTCTGAGGGAGGATGCGGAGATACCAAGCTCGCTTGCTACCTCGTCTCCGCTTCTGCCCCCGCGCAATTTTTTAAGCCGCCTACCAAGGTTCATAAAATCATCTCCTTTCCTCGATTGTGTAGTCGGTTAAACAGTTTCAGTAAAAAAAATACGGTCTACGCTTGTGTTGAGTGCCTGGGCGAGCTTCAGCAAGGTTTTGCTGGTTGTGTTCCGCATGGAGCCGTTCTCCAGCGCGGAAATTGTACCACGGCTGACACCACTTTTGTCGGCAAGCTCCTCCTGGGTCATCTTCATGGCTTCACGAAGCTCTCGGATTCTGTACCCCATAGCTGCCCCCTCCTTTCTGAAAAATCGCGGTGTGTTTAACCGGCTGCACAGACATAGTACACCAGGACGCAGGGCCTGTCAAGTGAGTTACACAAATTTTGCTCAATAAATTTCACACTTTTATTGACAGCCCTCATGTGCGCGTGTATAATAGATTAAACAAAAACAGGGGGTCAAAGTTATGACACTGAGCGATTTGGTGCAGGAATACCGCAGGGAGCACGGCCTGTCCCAGCGTCAATTTGCTTCCATCTGCGGCCTGTCGAATGGCTACATCTCCATGCTGGAGCGGAATGTCAACCCCAAAACTGGCCAGCCGGTAACTCCATCGCTCCCCGCCTTGAAGAAGATTGCGGACGGAATGAGCATCACGTTAACCGATCTTTTTACCCGCACTGACGACATCCCCGTCGATTTGCTAACAGAGGGCCTGGATGAAACAACGCCCGCCCCCAAAGCAGGGAGCGGGCGTTGTGGCCTCGACAATGAGTTGGCAGCTATTCTTCTCGAACTGACGCCTGAGAAGAAGCGGGAGGCGTTGAGCTATCTGCGGTACCTCGCAGAGAGCGCAGATAAATAATCAGTCGCCCTTTTTGAGCAACCGACAGCTTTGACAGCATGGCTTCTATTTCCTGTCGCTCTTTTGATTTCATTTCCTCAGCTCCTTATCGAAAAGTAGCTGCCGGCAGTGGCACCATTATAGCAAAGGTCAGTAGATTTTTGCTGGAAAAGATAAAAAATCACTTTCGACATACTTCGGCACGAAAACGCTGTATATTGGAAAATATGTGAAAGGGGATCGCTATGATTATTACTACATCCTTTACCGTAGAGGGGCGCCCTGTCATTGAGTACCTGGGTATCGTTTCCGCCGCTCAGGTCATGGCTCTGCCTGGGGGGAACAAGGGGGTGCAGCGTGGGTGGCAGACAGGCGTAGAAGGGGCCGTTGCCGTCCTTCAGCAGCAGGCCGCAGAATTAGGGGCCGATGCCGTCATCGCCGCCCGCTTTGAACCATTCGGATCCAATATCTGCGCCACGGGGACGGCCGTTCGGCTCGGCTGATACCCTATCCATGCTTTTGCGGATACGGTATGGATAGGGTATCAATAGGGTATGGATACTCGCGCGCGTGCGCGCGCGACGCGCCTATATCTACTTTCTATTCTATCTTAAGACTAAGTCTGTATTTAATCTTCTGGTTATTCTGTCTTAGGAAAGCTACCAATAGAAGAAGGGGGGCGGTGGCATGGCTCGGCCAAAGAAGCCAACCTACGAATGGATTGAGAGCCGTAAAGAATTTCGGAAACGTATCAAGGGGCCAGGAGGAAAGTACATCGCCCTCTATGCCCAAACGGCGGAGGAGCTGACCGAGAAGATCGCCACCGTTCAGCGCCAGATTGAGGAAGATATCTACCGTCGGGATAATCCCACCGTCAAGGACTACGCTGAAAAGTGGCTCACCATGCAGGCCGCGCACGTCCGAGCCACTACGCTGGCCGACTATGCCTCCAAGGTCAAGATCTACATCATAGCGCCCCTGGGGGAGAAATACATGGCCGAGGTGACGCCGGATGATATTAAGCTGGCGATCTCCAAGGCAGCAGAGAAGTCGGCTTCTATCTACCGTAGCGTTCAGATGCTCTACAAGATGATTTTCGGCTCCGCGCTGGAGAATCGCATCATCGACGAAAGCCCGTGTAAAAACCTCAACCCCAAGGGAGGGAGGGCCCCAAAGGAGAAAACTGCGCTTACCGATAAGCAGGTCAGTATTTTGCTGGATGCCATCCGGGGATTACCGCCGTATCCGTTTGTCATGCTCTGCCTATATGCGGGGCTCCGTCGAGAGGAGGCCCTGGCGCTGCAATGGGATAGCGTTTTTCTGGAGGGGGGCGCCCCTCACATCTCCGTCTGCAGAGCCTGGCACACTGAGCACAATAGGCCAGTCATATTGACCGACCTGAAAACCAAGGCGTCCAAGAGGATCATCCCGATCCCTCCCCAGCTGGTGGAATGCCTAAAGGCCGTCAAAGAAGCAAGCCAGTCTGAGTATGTGATTTCCAACCGGGACGGTGGGCCGCTATCCGGTACCCAGTGGGCGCGACTCTGGAAATATGTAACCGTACGAAGCACAAAAGAGCGCACATACACCAGATATGTCAAAGGCCAGAAAATCAAGCACACGGTCACGCCGGTGCTTGGAGAGCGGGCCGCTCACAACAAGACCGTCATTTACAGCATGGACTTTCAGGTGACGCCGCATCAGCTCAGGCATACCTACATCACGAATCTGCTCTTATCTGGCGCTGTTGACGTCAAGACCGCTCAGGTGCTGGCCGGCCATGAGCACGCGAAAATCACCTTGGACATCTATGCCCACTTGACCTATAATCAGCCTAAAGACTTGATCTCCAAGGTCACGGCCGCCTTCGCTTCCAGTCCAAAATAAGGTTCATTTTGAGGTGCATTTTTGGAGGCGTGACTTATACCCATTGAAAATAAAGGGGATTTCGCCAGAGAGCGCAAGAAGTACGGCCTCAAGGCTGCCCGTCGCGCTCCCCAGTTCAGCAAGCGCTAATCAGCACTTCAAACTGGTTCAAAGATGCTCAAAAACCCCGAAAAACTGCGGTTTTTCGGGGTTTTTCTATTTCACATCTTCTGTTGCAGCTTGTCTGATTCTGGCAGGATTTGAACTGTTCTTACCCTGTTTTTCTTGATTAAAAATGGGGCAACCGGCCCTTTTTGACCCCATTATGATTAAAAAATGGGGCAACCGAGAGCCAAAATCGAGCCGTTTTCTAGGTGCTTTTGCCCTGTCCTTTGCCCCTCATTTTAGGAGCCTTTCTTTATGATTTTTCTTTTGAAAGGGCTGGCCTGATTTGTCAGGATTTGACCAAATCGAATCCGGTTTATCTTTTCTTGCTCATGGCGTCCAATACCCTTAAAGCTGGTGAATACTCGCACATTTGCGCTGCACGTCTTTGAACAGCTACAATGAAGGCGAAAAGGAGGACTGCACTATGAGGAAACAGAAATTCAAGGTATACCTCACCCCTGCTGAAAACAGCATTGTGATCCAGAGCCTGAATCATCTGCGGAACACCCTGCTGCGGGAAAATCGGGACACCGGCTGCGTGGATGATCTTTTGCTCAAAGTCATGTGCGCCCCTGTCAAGAGAATTTGAAAACTACATATTGTGCCGACTGAATCAAGCCGTTTATTCTTTCATAGAGTAGACGGCTTTTTTTCATGCCCATTTTACCGCATACATAGCTGTTCGTCTTGCCAACGGGCAGCTAAATCTATCAAAAAGGAGGACATGAAAATGCCGGAACAGAGAAGCCGCCCGAAGGAAGGCCGTGTCATCGCATTGGCCAACCAGAAAGGCGGAACAGGCAAAACCACCACAACGGTGAATCTGGGCATTGGGTTGGCCCGCCTGGGACAAAAGGTTCTGCTCATTGACGCAGACCCCCAGGGCGACCTCACCACTTGCCTGGGCTGGCAGGATCAGGACAGCTTGCAGACCACCCTTGCAACCATCATGGAGAAGGTGATCCGCGACGAGCCGTTTTCTGTGGATGAGGGCATCCTGCACCACAAAGAGGGTGTTGACCTTATGCCAGCCAACATTGAGCTGTCGGCTATGGAAATGAGCTTGGTAAACGCCATGAGCCGGGAGTTCACGCTGCGAACCTATGTCAATGCAGTCAAGAAGAACTATGACACGGTTCTGATCGACTGTATGCCGTCCCTCGGTATGATTACGATCAATGCGCTGGCGGCGGCAGACAGCGTGATTATCCCGGTGCAGGCCCACTATCTCCCGGCCAAAGGCATGACCCAGCTCATGCGAACCATTGGCAAGGTCAAGCGGCAGATCAACCCGTCCCTCAAGGTGGACGGCGTACTGCTGACCCTTGTGGATGGGCGCACCAATCTGGCCAAGCAGACAGCCGAAACCTTGCGGCAGAGCTACGGGAGTGTTTTGAAAATCTATCGTTCCGAGATTCCCGTTGCAATCAAAGCCGCAGAAATCAGCGCCGCTGGCAAGAGCATCTACGCCTATGATAATGGCAGCAAGGTAGCTCAGGCTTATGCGGAATTTTCAAAGGAGGTGCAGGCGGATGGCGAGAAACAACGCGCTAAACTTCAATCTGCCCTCAGTCGATGACCTCTTTTCCACCGAGGAAAGCCGTGCAGAGGCCAGATTGGAGAAAGTCGTCAACCTGAATCCCTCAGAGATCAGCAATTTCCCAGATCACCCTTTCAAAGTGCGGATGGACGCGGCCATGCAGGAAATGGCGGAGAGCGTCAAGCAGTACGGCGTGTTGGTTCCTGCGCTGGTACGCCCCAAGCAGGGCGGCGGTTATGAAATGGTAGCCGGACACCGCAGGAAAATGGCGGCGGAGCTGGCGCAGCTCCTGGAAATCCCCTGTATTGTGCGAAACCTCACCGACGATGAAGCAACGATCATCATGGTGGATTCCAACCTGCAACGAGAGCAGATTTTGCCCTCGGAAAAAGCCTTCGCGTACAAGATGAAGCTGGATGCCATGAAACGGCAGGGACAGCGCACGGATTTAACTTCTGCAACAGTGTTGCAGAAGTCCACAGGAAAGACTTCGCGCCAGATGCTTGCCGAGCAAGTAGGAGAAAGTCACGAACAAATCCGTAAGTATATCCGCCTTACCCACCTTATCCCGGATATTCTGGAACTGGTGGATAATTCCGTTCTGCGAGAGCCGGAAGTGCTGCAAATCGCCATGCGTCCTGCGGTGGAACTGTCCTACCTGCGAAAAGAAGAACAGGCAGACCTGTTTGCTATCATGGAGGAAATGGACTGCACTCCATCCCATGCCCAGGCAATCAAAATGCGGCAGATGTCCGAAGCCAAGACCGGTGATGAGCGGCTTGCCAAAGATGCCCTTGTCGCCATTATGAAGGAGGAAAAGCCCAATCAAAAAGAACAAATCAAAATTCCGAAAGAGCGGATCAGCAAGTATTTTGCGCCGGGGACGCCCGCGCAGAAGATCGAGGATACCATTGTTCAAGCTCTGGAACTTTACCGCAGACGTCAACGCAGTTTAGAACGATAATCCCACTCACAAGGGAAAAGTACGCCCATTTGCCGGGGAACGAATTTTCCGCTCCCCCCTCTCCACACCTCACCCCCTACAAACAGCCTAAACAACCCAAAAAAGAAGATATTGGGGCAGCCTGTTTCAAAAAAATACCGGCTGTATTGGTAAAAGGCTGACATGGAGAAAAAGCGGCGTACCACTTCTTTTTTAGACAGTAACCAACAATCATAAGCTGAACGGCAGCACATCAGGAAACGATGTGCTGTTTTTTTCGGCCAATTTTCAGGAGGTAACAAGATGAAAGCATTGAAAAAGCCTTTGTCCCTGTTCCTGGCGTTTCTGATGTGTTTTGGAGTGTTCGCCGGAACGGGCGTCACGGCCTTTGCCGCAGGCGAAACCATGACCACCTATATGGTGGATATTCCCCGTGCCAGCGATCCCAATAAAGCCGGATGGGGCCACTCTGACATGAGCTTTCTGGGCGGCTGGTCTGCGCAGGCCAATGACAGTTTTTCTGTTCATACACAGGACGCTTACAACGGCAAGGCCATCTATTGCATTGAGCCTGGTATCGGTGTGAAAACCGGCGACCAGTACACGGGCCGGGGCGAGGATTTCTGGGACAACTATCCGTCCCATCTGAACCCCACCATTCCGCCCAGCACCATCAAGGAATATATCGGACGGATCATGACCTACGGCTGGCAGGGCAACGCCGATACTTCGTGGAACAGCAACAATCCCGATGATGCCAATGAGATGGCGGGCTATATCGCTACCCAGCTTCTTGTTTGGGAAACGGTTGTCGGTGAGCGTGATAGCCAGTTTAACCATGTGGATGCCAATGCTCAGGGGAAAAACAACGTGGCCGAATATATCAGCAGCAGTCATCCGCTGCGCAGCCAGATTTTCAGCCAGTATTCCGCCATTGAGAGCGCCGTAAAGCGCCACACCATGCTGCCCAGCTTTTTCAGCGGTTCCCCGGATGCTAGAGCTTATGAACTGAAATGGGATGGCGAGAAGTATTCCGTTACCCTGACGGACACCAACAATGTGCTGGGTGATTACACCTTTACCAGCAGCACCACCGGCCTGAACTTTTCGGTGGACGGCAACCAGCTTACCATCACATCCAATCAGGCCATCAAAGGTTCTGTGACGGTGAAAGCGGAGAAGATCACCGCCCAGCGCAGCGGCGTTGTGGTCTGGACGGACGGTGTAACCGGTGGTGGTACGCAGGACTTCGCCACCTATGGAGCTACCGTTTCCGACCAGATGGTGGGCTATCTCAATTTGGAAGTCAAAACCGGCAACATGAAGCTGATCAAAACTTCCGAGGACGGCAAAGTAGAGGGCATCTCCTTCACGATCACCGGCGAGGGATACAGCGCCACCAAGACCACCAATTCGGCGGGCGAAATCGACATCACCGACCTCAATCCCGGTGTTTATACCGTCACCGAGCAGGCCATCGACAAATACGAACCCCAGGCTACTCAGCGCGTGACCATCGTCAGCGGCCAGACGGCCACCGTGAACTTTAACAACGTGCTGAAGCGCGGCAGTCTGGAGGTCACAAAGACCAGCGAGGACGGTTTGGTGGAGGGAATGACCTTCCATCTCTATGGAACTTCTCTTTCCGGCCTGCCGGTGGATGAATACGCTGTGACCGACTCCAGCGGTGTGGCAAGGTTTGAAAACGTCCTCATCGGCTCCGACTTCGTGCTGGAGGAGGTTGATACGCCGATTCGCTATGTGGTGCCGGAGGCTCAGAGTGCCACGATTGCCTGGAACGAAGTCACAAACAAGAGCGTGAACAATGTGCTGAAAAAGTTCCGTGTCACAGTAACTAAGAGCGATGTGGAAACCGGCGCGCCCCAGGGCGACGGTTCTCTTGCCGGAGCCACCTATGGGCTTTATAAGGGCGACACCCTTATCGACAGCTATACCACCGATGAGAACGGTCAGTTTACCACGGATTATTATATCTGTGATTCCGACTGGACGATTCGTGAAATCAACCCCAGCGAGGGGTATCTGCTGGATTCCACTATTCACAAGGTAGGTGCGGAGCCGGAACTGTATGAGATCGAGCTGAACGACACCGCCAATGATGTGACTGAACAGGTTATCAAAGGCGACATCGCCATCATCAAGCATACCGACGACGGAGAAACCCAGATCGAAACCCCGGAAGTCGGTGCGGAGTTCCAGATTTATCTCAAGGCGGCAGGCAGCTATGACGCTGCAAAGGAATCTGAGCGCGACGTTCTCACCTGTGACGAGAATGGCTTTGCACAGTCCAAAAAGCTGCCCTATGGAACCTATATTGTCCACCAGACAAAAGGCTGGGAAGGCCGAGAGCTGATGGACGATTTTGAAGTGTATATCGCTCAGGACGGCCAGACCTACCGCTATCTCATCAACAACGCCAACTTTGAGAGCTTCATCAAGGTGGTCAAGGTGGATGCGGAAACTGGTGTTACCATCCCCTATGCAGGAGCCGGGTTCCAGATTTATCGTCCCGATGGCAGCAAGGTGGAAATGACCTTCACCTATCCTACGCCCACAACCATCGACACGTTCTATACCAATGCTGAAGGATATTTGGTAACACCCGAAAAGCTGGAGTATGGCTCCGGGTACTCTTTGGTAGAGGTACAGGCTCCCTATGGTTATGTGCTGGACAGCACACCGGTGTACTTTGATGTGACCGAGGACGCTTCCAGCGAGGAAGGCGGCGTGACGGTCATTAAAGTCACTAAGCCCAATATGGCACAGAAAGGCGTCATCAAGGTCAGCAAAACCGGCGAGGTGTTCTCCACCGTCACAGAATCCAACGGAGTATATCAGCCGGTGTATGACGTAACCGGCCTGTCTGGTGCGGTGTTTGAAATCACAGCGCTGGAGGACGTTTATACGCTGGATGGTACGCTGCGTTATTCTGCGGGCGAGGTGGTGGACACCATTACCACCGGCGAGGATGGCACAGCCCAGAGCCAGCCTCTCTATTTGGGCAAGTTCCAGGTGAAGGAAATCGAGTTCCCCCACGGCATGGTGGATACCGGTGAGAATGTCACCAATGTTGAGCTGGTGTATGCAGGCCAGGAGGTAGAGATCACCGAAACTTCCGCCAGCTTCTACAACCAGCGCCAGAAAGCACAGGTCACTCTGAATAAGCTGCTGGAGCAGGATGAAGCCTTCGGCATTGGTGTGAATGGCGAGATTTCCGCCGTCACCTTTGGCCTGTATGCACAGCAGGATATTCCCGCAGCGGACGGTTCTGTGATTCCGGCAGACGGGCTTCTGGAGATCGTTTCGGTGGCTGAGAACGGTCAGGCCGTTTGTGCTACTGACCTTCCCTTTGGCAGCTTCTATCTGAAGGAACTGTCCACGGACAGTCATTATCTGCTGAATGGCGAAACCTTCCCGTTCACCTTTGAATACGGCGGGCCGTCCGTTGCTGTGGTGGAGATTACTGCAAACGACGGCGAGGCCATCACCAACGAGCTGATTCGCGGTGAAATCCACGGCCTCAAAACAGACGAGAATGGCGCTGGCCTGGGTGGGGCTGTGATTGGCCTGTTCAAGTCTGATGAAAGCGAATTTACCGCAGAAAATACCATTGCCACCGCCACCTCTGCGGACGACGGCAGCTTCTCCTTTACCGATGTGCCGTATGGAAATTGGGTGCTAAAAGAGCTGGAAAGCCCGGAGGGATTCGTCCTCTCCGATGAGGTTATTTCCGTTACCATCGAGGAAGATGGGCAGGTTGTGGAAATCTCCTTTGCCAACGAGCGCGTTTATGGCGACCTGCGCCTTACCAAAGTGGATAAGGATTACCCGGACAACAAGCTGACCGGTGCCGAGTTTGAGGTGTACCGTGATACCAATGGTAACAAGGAGCTGGACGAGGGCGACGAACTGCTGGGCAAGCTGGAGGAAACCAGCACCGGTATCTATGAGATGTCCCATATCCTCTACGGCGGTGTGTTCGTGAAGGAAACCAAAGCGCCGGAGGGCTACCTGTTGGATGAAAACGCCTACTATGTGGAGATTGTTGAGAACGGCAAAATTTACGAAGTGGAAAATGAAGCTGGAAAGGGCTTTGTCAATGCGGCACAGACCGGCTCCCTGCGGATCGAAAAGACATCCAGCGACGGCAAGGTGGAAGGGTTCTCCTTCCGCGTGACGGGTGCCAATGGTTATGACCAGACATTCAAGACCGACAGCACCGGCAAGATTGAGATCACCGGACTGCGCGTGGGCGATTACACCGTATCGGAGGTATCGGACAATGCCAGCGCTAACTATGTGCTGCCTGCTGATAAGACGGTGACGATCTTTTCGGATAAGACCACCGTTGCACAGATGCACAACGAACTGCGCGACACCCCGAAAACCGGTGATGAGAGCAAACCGTGGCTATGGATGACCCTAATGGGCGTATCTGCCGCCGGAGCCGCTGTTCTGGGGATTGCGGCCTATGTGAGCAAGCGCCGGAAGGACGAAGAATCCGCTGAATAATACAGCGGTCAAAATTTGTGACAGGAGGAATTGACTATGGAATTGAAAACCATCATTGCGGTAGGATTGGTACTCTTTATTCTCGGCGGCCTGATCTTTCTCAAGATCAAAAGCCAGAAGAAGTAATCCAGCGGGGGCGGCTTTGAGGGGCCGCCCCTTTACATTTCCCAAAAAGAAAGGAGCGTGATTGCGATGAGAGAACGATTTGAACAACGGTTATTCCGTATCTTTGCCCAGGCGGGATATTCGCTGGTGCAGCTTTTAACGATCACCCCGGAAGAAATGGTGGAGATTCCCGGTATCACCGTCCCCAATATCCGGGCGGTGCTTTGTGTTCAGAACAAAGTGCTTGCGGATCGGAACAAGGTTCGCAGTGGCAAGCTGGTAGAGGCACTTTTGAAGGAGGCAGAGGAAAGCGGGTGTTGCCATGAGTGAACTGCATCTGCTGGACATCCTTGCAGCACGGCGAGGGTGCTTTATCTCAGACCTGAATCTTTCTCCTATTCTGCGGAGGGCGGCCCTTTTAGACCTGTGCAGGATGGAAACAAACAAATTTCCTCTCTCTCAATGGCAGGATACCGTGCGATACCTGACGGGTATTGAGAAGGACTTTGCATCCATCGAGGAAATCAAAGCATTTTTGCGAAATGAGGTGAAGTTATGAAAGATGAAACACATAGGCGTATGGCTGGTGACTATGAGATCATCCAGGCCATCCACATCGGTGACAGAGAAATCGTTTTGGGAGAAAAAATCCAGGATGAAAGCGTTGAGAAATATATGTGTGCCTTCTGTCAGCAGAATGAGTTATTTGCGGCATACAGCGAGGTCATGTGCAGCGACAACTATGCGGAGATAGTAAAGATGTTCGGTGAGCGCGTCACCGAGCAGGCCGAGAAAACCCGTGTGGCAATGAACAAGCCGAAAATACAGGGCATTGATGACCGCCCTATCACAGCCAGCGATTGTACCGTAGCGTCCTACGAGGACGACTTGAATAACAAGATCGTGGTCATCAAGCCGGAAGTGCTGCGCCGGGAGTACCGCAGGGCCACTTGCCAGTTAAAGCTCTGCACAGGCGGCTTTGGTGCTTACCCTCGCAGCCGTGGTTCAGCCTGCTTCTGCATCGACCTCTATACCGGAAAAGAGAGCCGGTATGAGCGGATGGACATTCTCGGCATCATGGAACCGGAGAAACTGCCCGGATGGGCAAAACACGGGCTGCTGACTGTTCAGCAGGAACGGGCGAAAAAAGAACAGCACAAAGGCGAAAAGGAGGCACGATGAACGATGGATGTTCGTATCAATCAAGGATATGTCATCACGGATTCCTGTCATGTAGGTGATAGTGAATTTGTTCTGGGGGTTCATTCAACAGCACCCCAGCAGTTTGTAACCTGGAAATGCAAAGATCAGACAGATTACTATTGGGGTCACTATTTCAGCACCCTATTTGATGCACAGAAAGATTTAGTAGCACGGGCGCAAGAGGAAGTTCAATGCCTGGAGGAACAACGGCAGAATACCAGTGTGTATGAAGCACCGGATTATTCCCCCTGGGGAGAAATCCAGACCTGTGAAACCCTCTGCCCTGGCGCGTATTCCGTCAGCACAGCGGGACATGGCGGCGTTATGGTGCGTCAGGAGCTGGCGGGAAAGGAGTTCCGAAAAGCAGCGCGGGATTGCAGCTTTGTGGAGGGAGCGTGGCTCTGCTACGAAGAGGATTGTGACGGGCCGCTAGCCCTGCGAGAACTGATGGACAAAAAGATGTATCAGGCTCCCGTCAACCAGTATTTCCGCCCTGGTGAATATGAAGCAGTCATCAACCGCAGCTTACAGACCTATCATCCCGAATACTGGCAGGCACGGGCAAAGGATTTGAAGGAAAAAGGCCAGCCTTCTATCCAACGAAAAAAGAATGAGCGTGAACGATAATGGAACTGGAAATCATCAGTATGACCCCGCAGGAACGGATGTACTCTTACAGCCAGAGCAGCCAGATCGAGGCCCAGACCGGCTGTATCGGCCACCTGCGCGGTGATTTTGGTGCTGGCCAAGAGTTTTTCAGCTCATGGTTTGACCACCGTGGAGAGTATAAGACCGACGAGTTCAAAGCGGAGTTTGATGAAGTGGTCAACAGCCTGCGGAAGAAGGACGGGCTGCTTTTCAGCCGGGACAGCATGACCCGCTATTGTCGGCAACGCCCGGAAGCCGAGATGGTGGGCAACTACTGTACCGAGTACGGCTTTAAGCTGAAAACCGACCAGCACACCTATATGTTGCGGTGCAATCCCAATTATGGGGATTATAATTTCTACCTCTATGCCTATGTTGGTCGGTTCCTGGAACACCACATGGAAAAGGCCAAGCAGGGCATCCGATTTATCACTCCCGGCTACAAGGAGATTTTTCGCATTCCGGACGGCGATAGCATCCGCATTTTCACAGGCGGAGGAGGAACCCGTGACCGAACCTGCCGGTTTATCGACGAAACACACTTTGAAACCAGCGGCGACTATCCCAGCGCCCTCTATCATATCTGCGAGTTTGCGGAACGTCTGGAGAAAACCCACGGAAGTGTCATTCCTCTGCGTTCTTCTCTACCGCCCAACTGTTTGAGTATTCTCCCTTCCAGCGGAGAGCTGATTATCATCACACGGGGCGAAAAAGGATATTTGCTCTCGGATATGCAAATTAAAGGAAAATCCAATCAGGAGGTGGCGGAGATCGCAAACCATGCTGCTGGTGTTACCAAAGCACAGGAAGCTGCAATGCTGGCAGGCTCCATGTTTGGCTGGCAAACGCCCGCCGCTGATCCTAAAAACTACGATGAGCAGGGCCAGCCCATCCGTCCAAAGCAAAAAGACCGGGGTGATGCCCGATGAACGAGGATAAACACATTATCTGGAGTAACTATGATCTGGATTATGAGGACTGGCGCGGTGATCTGGAAGCAGAATACCCGGAGCTGTCCGAGGATGAGCGTATCTCTCTGATGTATGAAATCAATGGGCATTATCTGGATGATGAGCGCATGAACCTCAATGTGCAGCTTTCCCAGCCTATTTTGGTAATCGGTGATCTGGGCTTATGGAACGGACGCCGCATGGGATACAAGGAGATTCCCAGCGGCAATATCCGTGACTGCCTTTACGGAGATACGGACTACTCCACATGGTATGTAGACCGCCTGGGCGATCTGCGGTGTGATGCCATCCACCATGACGGCACCAACCATTATCTCTATCGAGTTTATAAGGATGGTGTGCGAGATTCCCAGATTGAACTTCTGAAAGAAAAACTGTATCGCGGCACAGCGACCCGCGCCGATATAACGAGAGTGACCCGCAGGCTGGGCGACGACATCGCCAAAGTCTACGGGTTTTCCATTCCCCGGCAGCGGCAGGCCGCTACAATCGAAAGGTAAGGTGAATACGCAATGGCATATCTGCCACCAGTAAAGTTGGAAACCCATACAAGCTGGTTTGACATTCTGCTTACGGTTCTGCATGAACACGCGGAAAGCGATCCCTATGAAGAATATCGGGAGATGGCGCAGCGGCTGATCCAACACTTTATGGCACATGGGCGCTCGTTTACAGACGGCTACCAGAAAGAATGTGTGAATCTTCGGATGTATCCCAACGAGGCCGCAGACACAATCTGGCTGCTTCTGCTGTCGCTCTCTGGTCATTATTCGGCAGATAAGAACTATCACGCCGATTTGCAGCCATACAGAAAGAATAACGAATAAAGGAGGTGCGCCGGATGGCGATTCGATATAAAGCCTTGACGGAGCTGTACCAGGAAACACAGCGCAAGGTTACAGCTCCGGCAGAATGGCAGCAATTTCTTACGTCTGCTTGCCGTAACTACCGGCTTTCATTTGACGAACAACTGCTTGTCTATGCCCAGCGCCCGGACGCTACCGCCGTCCTGGAGATCGAGCGATGGAACAAGCGGTTCGGACGCTGGGTGAACCGGGGCGCAAACGGAATTGCCGTATTTGACGGTGAGCATAGTGGCAAACAGCGACTGAAATACTATTTTGATGTTTCCGATACCCATGAAGGCCGGTTCTCCCGGCCTGTTCCCCTGTGGACGGTACGCTCGGAATATGCGCCGGACATTATCGAGGCATTGGAAAACAGCTTCGGAGAACTGGAGCAGAAGGACAATCTGGGTGCGGCACTTCTCTCTGCGGCAAAAAATGCGGTAGAGGATAATATCCACGATTATCTTTCTGAGTTGTCCCATCTGACCGAAGGCAGTTTTCTGGAGGAATTGGACGAATACAATGTGGAAGTGATGTACCGGCGGGCATTGCAGACCAGCATCGGATATATGCTGGTGGTACGCTGCGGCCTTGATCCGTCCGAATACTTTGAGGATGACGATTTTCGGGATGTGCTGAATTTCAATACACCCGAAACATTGAACGCCCTGGGCGTGGCCGCTGGGGACATCTCTCAGATGTGTCTTTCTGAAATTGCCCGCACGACCCTTGCCCTGCAAAGACAACCTCAAAAAGAAAATCGCACGTTTGAAACCGCACAGGAAAACCAGTATCCTGTAACTGAACAGAAAATCAAGCAGCCGGAAAGGAGCATTGAATATGACCGAGATCACATACAGCAGACAGGGCAGCTACAACCTGCCGAATCTTCTGCCCCCGCAGGAGCCGGAAGTGGCTCTTGGGAAATACGCATTACTTCGCCGGAAGTTCCTGAAGGAGAATCGCAGGATCACCTACACCAATCTGCTGACCAGCGGCAAGCTGAACGGCCATCTGGCAGAGATCGAGCAGACGGCACTCTCCCGGATGGATCAGATGGTGGCGCAGATGGCCAAAACCGAGGGCGTGACGGAGGAACTGAAAGCCCGCGATCCGATGAAGTGGGTGCAACTCATGAACAACCTTCGGAACGCAGCGGAGGAAACGATCCTCACGGAGCTGATTTACAGTTAAGCGATACGGAGCAAGCGGACAGCCAGGAGCTGCCCGCTTTTCTTGATGAAGCGCAGATCATGGCTGTTATCGCCAACAAGGACGACAACCTCAAATACAAAAAGCAGCAGATCGAGCTGTTCTTTTCCGTTCACACCGACCAGCGGGAACGGGCGGATTATCTCAAATCCGCCTATCAGGACAGATACACCGAGATCATCGCAGACGGTCAGCGCCTGGGCTATAAGCCGCAGGAGGACGGGCTTCTCATGTGGGAGGGTTCCTACCTTTCCCGCACAAAAGAATCGGTGTTCTCCTGGGACTTGGTGGCCGGATGGACAGCACAGCTTATTGACAAAAAGGAATATTTCATTCAGACGGACATCCGCCAGCTTCCGACCCAGGAGAGCCAGCAGATGTCCCTTTTTGATTTCCCTTCCTTTGGAAGTTCTACTCCATCCGAGGGCGAGCCGCAGCGTTCTCTCTTTTCGCGTCCGGCGCTTTCTCAGCAGGTCATTGACGAGGCGCTGTGCATTGGAGCCAACGATCAGAACAGCCGCCTTATCATTTGCGCTTATTTCAAAAAGGATAAGCCGCTGGAGGACAACACCCGGTTCCTGATGGAACACTATGGTGAAAATGGTGCTGGCTTTTATCTGGATAGCCGGAAGTATTCCATTTGGTACAACACCGAAGGTATCCATGTGGCAGAGGGCGAAACCGCGCAGCGCACAGCAGCCACGCTGATTCCCTGGGAACAGGCAGCCAAGCGCATCCGGGAATTGCTGGATTTGGGCCGGTATATGCCTCAGAGTGAACTTGACCGGGTAGACGGGTACGAGCGCCAGCAACGAGCCGCCCAGCTATGGTATCTCAGGCAGGATTTTGCAGAAGGAACCGCCAATGCGGGGTTCCTTCCTACTATTAACGCGATTTACAGCCGTCATAAGGGTTTCCCTGATGAAAGCGCCGCCATTGAAGAACTGTTAAATAGCCCGGATACGCTCCAAACCGTGAGAGATGAACTGGAGGGATTTATAAAGGCGTATGAGTACGATAAGGAACTTTTACGCTTCCGTTTCCATCGTCCTCAAAAGTTGCTGGAACAGATTTCCGACCTGCAACGGGAACCGCTGCACTTTACCGCCGCCGAGGGATATGATCCCCAGCGGCGTTTCTTTATCTCCGGCGACGAGATCGACAATCTCCTGCGTGGTGGAAAGCGCAGCACGGACTACCGGCTGGCAGTGTACTCCTTTTATCGCAACCACTCTGACCGAAAGGAACGAGAAGATTTTTTAAAGCACTATCACGGAGAATACAGCGGATACAGCAGCGGCAACGATGATGTGACCTATCAGCTCAGTAAAGGTGTCCATTTCAGCCACGGCAGCATGACAGAACCCTATGCTAAGGTGGAGCTGAAATGGAATGCGGTGGAAAAGCGCGTGAGCGCCATGATCGCCCAGGGGCGGTTTCTGAGTGATGAAGATCGGGCCGCCATGCCTCAATACGAAAAGCACCAGCTCGCACAAAACATCCGAGCCTTCTTTGAGAATGTTCCCCAGGAGCAGGCCCACCCTTACCCTTATGGCTTCGATTATTGGGATGCAGTAAAGCTCATCGAGCCGCAGCTCGACGACCCGGCCCGCGTGGAAGAAATCTATCAGATGATGGTTCCAGTCTGGGAGGCCACGCCGCAGGATGATCGGATGTACGCGCTTCGGCAGCGAGCATTTGAGAATTTGACCGCATACCGGCAAGGCACATTTACCCTGTTTGCAGAGAAAAAGGAGCCGGTATCACCGCAGGCTGTGCAGGAACCGAAGAAAGCCTACGATTTAGGATTCGGGCATCTGGGAAATGGGCTGACCGTTTGGAACCGGCTGGAAGAAGTGGATGGGGACTACCGCACGGTTGCCCATATTGCGCCGGATCGCACGGTGCAGATTTACGACGAGGAAATGCCCCAGGAGGTTCGGGACAGGATTCAGCAGGTGGCCGACACTTCGGAGATGACGGTTTCCACCACACAGAACGCGCCCGTATTCTCGGTGCCGCCCAGAGAGGAACCACCGCAAAAAGAAGAAACAGCCGACCTCTACCCTGTATTGGCCGCCCAGGTACTGCACCTCATGGGGGAATTTGACGGCTCCCGTATGGGCTACGGAGAGGACGATGCTCAGGCGGTGGAAAATATCGCCCAGCAGCTCCAAAATACAACACAGAGGCAGGAAATCCATGCGTTGCTGCAATCCTTCCTCGACCATGCAGACCCGGAAGAAGAAATCGCGGCAGATGTTGCACTCTGCATTGAGCGAATCGAGGAGCTGCCCCAGCCCTTCACCCAAGATCAGGCCCTGTTGGAGCAGGCAAAAGAACTGATCGACCAGTTCTGCCAAGAAGAATATGATAGCTATGCCGATTTCAGCGATCTGGAGAAGGTAGGAATCGCCTATACCACGGTCACAGACGAAGAAATTCCCATCCAGGTGAACGTGGATTTGGTGAATTACCGTGTAGAGCGGTATCTGGACGGACAGTTTTTGGAGCGCAGGCAGTATGAGAGTCTGGAGGCACTCATTCAAAACGAGTTGACAGACCTCGACTTTGACAACCTCACTGCTGTATCGGAAGATGAGATGGAATCCATCGGCGTGACCCAAGACGATTATCGCCTGTTGAGCCGTCTGAAAGCGGATTGCGACTACTATCTGGGTGCTGGCGGACGTGCGGAAAAACACCTGTGGGCTGGAAGCGTAGAAGCGCAGATTACCAAAATGCGGGAACTGTACGACGCTTTGCCGGAAAAACCGGAATGGCTTACTGAGCAGGACATTGACCGCTACGAAAGCCAGATGACAGACGGCCCGGAGCTGTCACACCCCCCCAAAAAAGAACCGGTTCCGCTGGCTCCGAAACGGATTCGCCGTGAGCGCGTCACCTTTGCGCCTCTGCATCCTGAAATACCACGAGAACAGCGCCATGATTTCCACATCACGGATGATGAGCTGGGTCACGGCACACCAGGCGAAAAGTTTGCCGCCAACGTCAGAGCCATCCGCTGCTTGAAACGGATCGAAGCGGAAGAACGCCTTGCCACACCGGAGGAACAGGAAATCCTTTCCCGCTATGTGGGATGGGGTGGGCTGCCGCAATGCTTTGAGGAAACACACAGCAAGTATGCGGAACTCAAATCCCTTTTGGATGAGGACGAGTATGCAGCAGCCAGAGCCAGTTCCCTCACCGCATTCTACACGCCACCTGTGGTCATTCGGGGGATTTACAAGGCGCTGGCGCAGATGGGTTTCCAGCAAGGCAACATCTTGGAACCGGCCTGCGGCACCGGCAATTTTATCGGTTTGCTTCCGGCTGATATGGCAGGCAGCAAAGCCTATGGCGTGGAGATTGACAGTATCAGCGGCAGAATTGCCCAGCAGCTCTATCAAAATGCCAGCATTTCCGTCAATGGATTTGAAACGGTGCAGATGCCGGACAGCTTTTTTGATGTAGCCATCGGCAACGTCCCCTTTGGGGATTTCAAGGTGGTAGACAGGCGGTACGACAAGCACCATTGGCTGATCCATGATTATTTCTTTGGGAAGGCCCTGGACAAAGTAAGACCCGGCGGCATTGTTGCGTTCATCACATCGAAAGGCACGATGGACAAAGAAAACTCGGCTGTTCGCCGCTATCTCGCCCAGCGCGCCGACCTGATCGGAGCCATTCGTTTACCTTACAACACATTCAAGCAGAATGCCGGAACGGAAGTCACCAGCGATATTCTGTTCCTGCAAAAAAGAGATCACATCACCGATCTGGAGCAGGATTGGGTGCAACTGGACACCGATGAAAATGGCATCCGCATGAACCGCTACTTTGTGCAGCACCCGGAAATGGTTCTGGGCGATATGGTGATGGAATCCACACGATTCGGAATGGACAGCGCCTGCAAAGCCCGCGAAGGTGCTGACCTGTCGGAGCAGCTTGCCGAGGCCATCCAGTTTCTTCAGGCCGAGATCAAGCCCTATGAACAGGAAGAACCGGACGAGGAGGAAGATCGTTCCATCCCCGCAGACCCTACTGTTCGGAATTTCAGCTACACGATTGTGGACGGTCAGGTGTACTACCGTGAAAACAGCCTCATGTACCCGATGGAGGTTTCTGTTACAGCGGAAAACCGTATCCGGGGTATGATCGAGCTGCGGGAATGTGTCCGCAGACTGATTGAGTATCAAACCGAAGGATACCCGGACGAGGACATCCAGGCGGAGCAGAAAAAGCTGAACTCCCTCTATGACAGCTTTACGGCCAAATATGGGCTTATCAGCAGCCGAGGCAACAAACTGGCCTTTTCCGAGGACTCCAGCTACTGCCTCTTGTGTTCGCTGGAGGTGCTGGATGAGCAAGGCAACCTAAAAAGAAAAGCCGATATGTTCTCCAAGCGCACCATCCGCCCTCATGTGGCCGTCACCAGCGTGGATACTGCCAGCGAAGCATTGGCGGTGTCTATCTCTGAAAAAGCCTGCGTGGATATGGACTATATGGCCGAGCTGTCCGGCAAATCCCCGGAGGAACTGGAGAGCGAGCTTGCCGGCGTGATCTTCCGCAATATTGAAGGCCCGGAAAGCCCGGATGAACTGCGGGGAAATCCCCTCAGCCTGCAAGCCTTTTCCCTTGTGACGGCGGACGAGTACCTTTCAGGGAATGTGCGCCGGAAATTGCGGATGGCAAAAGCCTTTTTGGAAACTGCCTCAGACAGCCAGAAGGAAGCGGCCCGCAGGCAGGTAGAGGCGCTGGAAGCGGTACAGCCCGCAGATTTGGGCGCTGGGGAAATCGGCGTCCGCATCGGTGCCAACTGGGTGCCTATCGACATCTACCAGCAGTTCATGGTGGAGCTGCTTACCCCTGGATATTACGCCCAGAACCGCATCAAAATCCTTCGCTCTGAAGTTACCGGCCAGTGGGCCATCACGGAAAAGAACTCTGACCGAGGCAATGTAAAGGTACTCACCACCTACGGCACCAAGCGCATGAGCGCCTATCACATCCTGGAGCAGACCTTGAATCAGAAGGATGTGCGGGTATTCTACTATATCGAGGATGAAAACGGCAATAAAAAAGCTGTCCTCAACAAGAAGGAAACCGCCATTGCCCAGGACAGGCAGGAACTCATCAAGCAGAAATTCTCGGAGTGGATATGGCGGGACATTGACCGCAGAGAACGCCTGTGCCACATCTACAACGAAACCTTCAACAGCATCCGTCCCCGTGAATATGACGGACGGCATATTCGCTTTGAGGGGATGAACCCGGAAATCTCCCTGCGGCCCCATCAAATCAATGCAATCGCGCACATTTTGTACGGTGGAAACACCTTGCTTGCCCACGAAGTGGGGGCCGGGAAAACGTATGAGATGGTTGCGGCGGCAATGGAAATGAAGCGGCTGGGGCTTTGTACCAAGTCGCTGATTGTGGTTCCCAACCACATCACAGAGCAATGGGCGGCTGAATTTTTGCAGCTCTATCCCAGCGCCAATATCTTAGTTGCCACAAAGAAGGACTTTGAGAAGCAGAACCGGAAGAAGTTTTGCAGCCGTATCTCCACCGGGGATTATGACGCCATCATCATCGGCCACTCGCAGTTTGAAAAAATCCCCATGAGCGCCGAGCGCCAGCAGGCCATTCTCCAGCAGCAGATCGACGAGATTCTGTTCGGCATTGAACAGGCCAAGTCACAAAAAGCGGAACGCTACACCATCAAACAGATGGAGCGCACCCGTAAATCTCTGGAGGCGAAACTGGCGAAACTCAACGACCAAAGCCGGAAAGACGATGTTGTGACATTTGAGGAATTGGGTGTTGACCGCATCTTCATTGATGAGAGCCATTATTTTAAGAACCTCTTTTTGATGACGAAAATGCGGAATGTGGGCGGCATCGCCCAGACCGAGGCGCAGAAAAGTTCTGACCTCTTTATGAAGTGTCAGTATCTGGACGAGCTGACCGGCGGGCGCGGTGTGATCTTTGCCACCGGCACCCCTATATCAAACTCTATGGTGGAGCTTTACACCATCCAGCGGTACTTGCAGTACCGCACCTTGCAGGAAATGGGCCTGATCCACTTCGACGATTGGGCGTCCAACTTTGGAGAAACTGTCACAGCCATTGAGCTGTCGCCGGAAGGCAGCGGCTACCGCGCCAAGACCCGGTTCGCAAAGTTTTACAACTTACCGGAACTTATGAGCGTATTCAAACAGGTAGCCGATATTCAGACGGCAGATATGCTGCATCTTCCCGTACCAAAAGCCAATTTCCACACCGAGGTTATCAAGCCTTCGGAAATCCAACAGGAGATGATAAAAGGGCTGGCGGAACGGGCGGAAAAAATCCGTGGCGGCGGCGTCGATCCCCATGTGGACAATATGCTCCGCATCACAAATGACGGCAGAAAGTTGGCTCTGGATATGCGGCTCATCCAACCGCTTGCCCCGGATGACCCGGACGGCAAGGTAGCTGTCTGCGCCCGCAATATTTACCGCATCTGGGAACAGACGAAAGAGAATCGCTCTGCGCAGCTTGTGTTCTGCGACCTGTCCACACCCGAAAAGCGTAGACCCATAGAAATGACGGTTGATAATGAGGGAACAGCCCACATGGCGGATTTCCAAAATGTTTACGATGATTTGTTAAAAAAGCTGATCGACCTGGGGATTTCGTGGGAAGAGATTGCTTTTATCCATGATGCAGATTCCGAGGCAAAGAAGAAAGAGCTGTTTGCGAAGGTGCGCGCCGGTCAGGTGCGTGTTCTTATGGGCAGCACACAGAAAATGGGGGCTGGAACCAATGTTCAGGACAGGCTCATTGCCCTGCACGATCTGGATTGCCCTTGGAGGCCAAGCGACCTTCAGCAGCGGCTTGGAAGAATTGTCCGTCAGGGCAACGAAAATGAGGAGGTGGAGATTTTCCGCTATGTAACAGAGGGAACATTCGACGCTTATCTATACCAGCTTGTAGAGAACAAGCAAAAATTTATCGCTCAAATCATGACCAGCAAAGCCCCTGTCCGCGTGGCGGATGATGTGGATGAAACCGCCCTGAGCTATTCCGAGATCAAGGCGCTTGCCACCGGCAATCCCCTTATTATCGAAAAATGCAATCTGGATATGGAGGTAGCAAGGTTGAATATGCTCAAGGCCAGCCACTTGAATCAGGTGTATTCTTTGGAAGAACTGGTACACCGCAAATATCCGGCAGAGATCACCCGATTGACAGAGAGAATTGCGGGCTATGAAAGAGATGTGGAGCTGGCGAAAGCCCATCCGAAAGCGCAGGAGGGATTCTGCGGCATGGAGGTGGACGGCAAACACTACACCGAAAAAGAGGATGCAGGAAAGGCGATCATCGACGTCTGCACAAAGATGACCGGCTCCGATGCTGTCCTTTTGGGGCAGTACCGGGGCTTCTCTATGGTGCTGGCCTATGACGGGATGAGCAACGAGTACCGCATCACTCTGAAAGGCACCCTATCCCATACGGTGACGCTGGGCGCGGATGTGTTCGGCAACATCACCCGTCTGGACAACGCGCTGGAGAATCTGTCAGGAAACCTTGACGCGGAACGGGCCAAGCTGGAAGAAGCCAAGGTACAGCTTGAAAATGCCCGCACCGAACTGGCTACACCGTTTGCCCGCGAGGAGGAGCTGGCCGAGAAAACCGCACGTTTGAAAGAACTGAACATCCTGCTTAATATGGATGAGAAAGACAAAACGCTGATCGATGAGGCTCCCGATGAGGGTGAGGAACCGCCCATGCGAAAAGTTGTAGGTCTGGAGCGATAAGCTCATCCCCGGCACCGATTGGAACTGTTCCAATCGGTGCATACATAAAGAAAGCCCCCTTACATAGCCGGTTCCCACAGGAATAATCTTTGGCTATATAAGGAGGGTGTTTTATGATGCTGTTGTTGTTTTAGTGGATTTTTCTATCTGCCGTGCGGAGGTTTGCATCCCGGCGCAGGGTATCTTTCAAAGAACCGATCATATCTTTGATGATACGGATTTCATACTCGTCGCAATCTTCCAGCAACAGCGCAATATCCTTTTCAAACTGCACTTTTGCCATGACGATGTTGTCACAGAGAAGATCATCACCGGTGACAGACAGTGCATTTGCAATACTGATAATCGTGTTCAGGCTAACGCGGGTGGTGCCGGTTTCAATGTTACTCAGATGTGTCGGAGAGATGTCAATGAGTTCGGCAAGGCGCTCCTGCGTTAAATCTGCCTTGATACGGGCAATCTTGATTCGTTTGCCGATTGCTTTATAATCAAGTTCCATATCGCGCCCCCTTCGCTTCAATAATTTACACAATGATATTGTAACCACGGAGGGAACGCATTATAATAACTTATATCCGTATACTACGGATATAAGCCAAGAGTTTAAGAAAATAGGTGATATTTTTGACTGTTTGTACCTTTGCTGGTCATCGGGAGGTGTTTTCCTCAACAGTTGAATCGGAGATAGATAAAGCACTGATTGAGATCATTGAGGCAGATAAAGAATGTGTTTTTTACTCTGGTGGAATGGGTGATTTCGATAAAAAGTGTGAATCTGCTGTGCGAGGGATGAAAAGAAAGTATCCAGAACGAAGTATTCGCCTTGTGCGGGTTCTCCCCTATCTGACCCATGAGATTAACCGTGACAAGGAATATTTTGAATCCTATTATGATGATATTGTGGTTCCGATGGAATTGATGGGTGTCCATTACAAGGCGGCCATCAAGAAGCGGAACCGCTGGATGGTTGACCAAGCAGACAAAATACTGGCCTATATTTATCGTGATTTCGGAGGTGCCTTTGACACCATAAAATATGCTTACCGCATGGGGAAGCCGGTTCTGAACTTTGCAGTGAAAGAATGAAATCGCACATTTGATATTATTTTTGTGGGTGGGTATAGTATAATAAAAATGGAAACGAGGTGAACTCGAATGAGCGATCAATATACTCCGATGATTGAGCGCATCTCAGAAGAATACGATGAGAGCGACAGTAATATGGTTCTTGAGCTGGCCGCCACCAATCAGGAATATGCTGACCTCAAACAGCAAATGAGCGAACTGAAACACCAGTACCCTTTCATCGAGAAGCTGCTGGAGGGGGACGGCGAAGTACAGCTTACTGATCAGGAACATGAAATTTTGAATCAGTATTTCCGGCTGTATTTGCGGGCCGACAACATGGAGCGCAAGCATATCTACTTCCGAGGCCACACGGATTGTTTTTCCTATCTGGAGAAAATTGGGGCATTCAAAAAAGAATAATCAATATGGAAACAGCAAAGCCGATTGGAGAAATCCAGTCGGCTTTTTTCATACAAGCCCCCTTTACATAGTCAGCTATCCCAATCGGACAGCAAATCTACGGCTATGGAAAGGGGGCTATTTTTATGCCTTACTACGACTCGGAAGCGATTGAACGGGCGCGGCAGGTGGACTTGCTCACCTATCTACAAACCTGTGAACCGCAAGAACTTGTCCATGTGTCTGGCAATGTCTACTGCACCAAGACCCATGACAGCCTGCGGATTTCCAACGGCAAGTGGTGCTGGTTCTCTCGTGGGATCGGCGGATACAGCGCCCTGGACTATCTTATCAAGGTCAATGGCTATTCGTTTATGGACGCAATGGAAACCATCACCGGCAGGGCGGCAATCAGGCCGCCTTCTTTTGTGCCTGCGCCTAAAGAGGAAAAACCCAAGCATCTGCTTCTGCCGCAGGCCGCGCCGGATAACCGGGCTATGGTGGACTACCTCAAAAAAAGAGGGATCGACCAAGAGGTGATCGACTACTGCATCCAGACCGGGCGGCTCTATGAGAGCCGGAACAAGGGCCACAGCAATGTTGTTTTCGTAGGTTTTGACAAAGATGGCAAGGCGCGGTTCGGCTGTCTGCGCGGGATCGGTGAAGGACGTTTCCACGGTGATCTGAGTGGCAGCGATAAACACTATTCCTTTGCCCTGCCCGCCTGCGTGGAGAATCCGGCGATACACCTGTGTGAATCCGCCATTGATGTCATGTCCTATGCGACCCTCTGCAAGCTGGACGGTATCGACTGGAGGCGGCACAATCTGTTGTCCCTGGCGGGAATTTACCAACCGAAAAAGGTGCTGGCAGAAAGCAAGCTACCCGTTGCCCTCATCCGGTTTCTGGAGGATCACCCATCCGTGAAAACCATCTATCTGCATCTGGACAATGACGGCCCCGGCAGGCTGGCAACAAAGGCAATCATGGCGGTCATTCCCAAAGAATACGAGGTCAAAAACCGCCCGCCGCCCACCGGCAAGGACGTGAACGACACCCTTTGTCACCGGCTGGGAATTCCCATTCGGTGCAGCAACGGAAAGGAGCATGAACGATGAGAGAGTACGAAGTGACCATCACCGAAACGCTGGAAATGACCGTCACGGTGGAAGCGGAGAGCCGCGAGGAGGCGCAGCAGATCGCCTCGGACAACTGGAAGAACGGCGACTATATCCTGGACGCCGACCACTTCAAAGACGTGACATTCCGCACCAAAGGCCGGAACCGTGACCGAGACGAGCGGTGAGATTTCTTTTTAGCTGTGAAGGATTCCCCGCAGGGGAATGGAATGTGTATGTACCAGCAAGCATCGCCGTTTGGGGACAAACGGCAGCTTGTTAGGGGGAACGCCCCCTAATCCCCCTTTTGCAGAATGGAGGTTTTCATGGAAGGATTGTTTTTTGTCATCGGTTTTCTGCTGGGCAGCCTGAGCGGCGTCACCCTCATGTGCCTAGTGCAGATCAACCATATCAGGAAGGAGGATCACGATGAGCAATCGTAA